CGTATCTTCCAACCCAACATCCGAGTTAGAATAACCAGAACGAGTCGTTTGTGTTGCAGAGAAGATCGGTACGTCAAACTCGACTGCAAGGCCGCGTAACTCTTCAGCAATTGCTTTAATGTAGTTATATGAATTGATTGCACCACCCATTCCTTTCATTCTACTTGACGCACAAATATTTAAATAATCTATAAAAATGATATCTGGTTCAAACTGTCGCTTTAATTTTAATTCATTTAAAAGTCCACGAAAATGTCCTGCGTGTGCAGATCCAGTAGGATACTCTTTGATGATTAGTTTACCACTTGTTTTAGAAGATAATTGTTTCACCTTTTCAGTAAACATAGTCTTAGGCATTGTCTCTAATTGATCGATAGGAACATTGAGTAAGTTTGCGTCAATGCGTTCTGCGATACGTTCTTCTGCCATTTCCATAGTAATATACAATACATTCTTACCATCAGTCAATCCACTAGACGCAACATGACACATGAACAAACTCTTACCAACACCAGTACCTGCTAGTGCAATGTTCAGAGTTTTCTTCGGTACACCACCTTTGGTGATTGTGTTGAAATGTTCTAGATCAAATGGTATACGTTCTTCTTTTTTGTTATAAAAGTCCCAACGATCCTCGACATTGTCAATATAGTCGTGACCAACGTTTGTGTCAAATGCAACACCCAGAGCCTTAGACAACAGATCTGGTAATGCACCCTTAGTCATAGTCTCATGTTTACCATCAATGATAGAGATAGACTCCATCACTGCATTGTATATCGCACGATCTTGACACCACTTCTCTGTGTTCTGTATCAACCAATCAGAGTCAGTCTTTTCTTTTACAAACAACTGTGGTAGAAGATCCATTGCCACTGTATAGTTCTCACCGTTGAGTCTGTCAGACTGATCAAGTTCAATCTTGAATGCCTCTGCAGTCGGTAACTTGTTATACTTGGTTACAAACTTTGCAGTCTCTCTGAATAGTATTCTGTAGATACCTTCGAAATATTCTGGTTTGATAAACGGTAAAACTTTTCTTGTATACTCATCATCAGTCAGAATGTTTCTTAGGATCACTTGCTCTAAGTTAGTGTTCATGTTTCTGCAGTTACCTCTTCCCATTCATCGTCTTCTGGTTTCTTACCTACGACACCTTCATCATTGTCCAGTGCGTTTGCAATAATCTTTTGTAGTATGTCACCTGCAACTTCTTGAAGCACTTCATTCTCTTCAGTAATAGTAGAGTCTGGTGAAGACTCAACAACAAAGTTAAATGACATAACACCTTCTGCAACTTCATTGAATGCAATGTTACCATAACGAATCACCGTTTCATTAAACATACCCTTGAGGATTCTGACAGACCAGAACTCCTCATTAACTTCATTGGGTACTAATACATAGGTGTCGTTTTCTTCATGCTTCACTTTCGCCACCAGCTTCGTTACTAAGAGACCCACCAATAGAGTATTTCTGTTTGACAAACTCTTTGAAGTCAGTCTCTTGTAATATTTGCACCCAGAATTCGGGATGTAAGGTATCTTTTGCTCTAACTTTGGATGGTAGGAGTTCTCCACTATCTCTGTCAACAATGCTATACCACCCAGTACTAGGAGACTTGATATAACCACCTGCGATAGCGACATTGAGGAGTCCACTATGAGAAAGCAGACCACCATCCCAAGTAACAGTAATAGGGATTTTAGACTTTTCTTTGACATATCTTGATTTCTCTACATTAATTATAAAATGATATCCTTCGATCTCAGTGCCTTTCTTTTCCTGTTGGCGACCAATGATCCAGATATTATCTGCAGAATAGTACAGACCTGTACCACCACCGACTATATCTTTAGGAAACAATCCAATTTCTTTGTACGTGTGGTTTACTGCAATCATAGGAATATTCTTCATCGCAAGGTATGGTGTACACATGCGGAACAAACCTTTCAAGGATTTTGCACGAGACATATCTGCAACTGACTTCTCATTGATAGCATCTTCTAATTCTTTCTTGGATGCAAGGTTACCAATAGAGTCGATTACAACACATACACGTTCATCACGATCAAGAGAGTCTAGTTGATTTACTAGATCAAACTTGAGTTCTTCTACATTTGTGATGGGTGTGTGTAGTACACGTGAAGGATCGATATCATACTGTTCAAAGTATGATTGCGGTGATCCAAACTCAGAGTCATAAAATAAGATAACCGACTCTGGATATTTTTTGAGATAAGCACTTGCCATGATTAAGGCAAATGATGTCTTGAAATGTTTTGATTGACCTGCAAGTATTGTAAGTCCAGGCGCAAGACCACCATCGATTGAACCAGACAAGGCAACGTTCATCATTGGAACGTGGGTTGGAACCATATCTTTTTCGTTAAAAAATTTAGACTCAGAAAGAACAGATGTGTGATCCAACTTACTATTCTTTTTGAGTTTATCCATTATTGACATTAATTACTCCTTTAAACACAATTATAACACATAATAAAACGGATGTAAAGTCTATTCTTTGGATTCCTCAGCCTTCTGGTCTTCCTTCTTGTTCGCCTCCCGATTCATCCTCAGTATACTCTCGTAATACCTTTCTTGCTGCATCAGTATCCTCCTTTAGTTTTACTCTTCTTCTTAGATCAGATGATGAGAACCTGTGTTCTCTATTATTAAAATAAAGTTGAATGCCTAATCTACGACACTCATCCTTACCAGTAAAATCCTTGTCACGATATTCTGATCCAAGGATTCTAAGGTTTATTGGATACATCTGTATGATGTCCAACAAGTCTTCTTCGTATTGGTACACCAGTATTTCGTCCACATACTTTACTGCAGACAACTGTGCATATCGTTCTACGATGGATTGTACTGGTGAGTTTTTATCTGGTCTATCAATAGACGGATCTATTTGCAATGCACAGATAAGATAGTCACACTGTGACTTTGCCTCTCTTAACATTGCGATATGACCTGCGTGTAGCAAGTCAAATGTAGACGCGGTTAGTCCAGTCTTCATTAGAAACCTATACCGTCTCGCATGTAGTATTGATGAAACAATGCTTCACCACCCTTGACTGTTCGTTGATACAACTCTTCAAGACTTATGTTGTGAAACTCTGCTACTTTTTTTTCCAATTCTTCAGTTGACATTATAATACCTCTTATACCATTCTATAAATTTTTCTACACCAACTTCAATAGGTGTTTCTGATTTGTATCCCAATGCTTGTAACTTACTTGTATCTGACCAAGTCGCCTGCGTATCTGCAGGATGCTTCGGGACAAATTTCTTTATTGCTTTTCGTTGCAATTGAAACTCTATGTTCTCAACAAACTCCATGAGAGGAACTTGTCTACCATTACCAATATTGTATATGTCTTTCACAATCATGGATCTCTGTATGTAATCTACAATAATGTTGATACCTTTTACAATATCATCGACATATGTGAAATCACGAATCATGTCTCCATTATTAAACAAATCAATGGACTCACCTTTTATTATTTTATTTGTAAAGTCAAATAACGCCATGTCTGGTCTACCCCAAGGCCCATATACAGTGAAGAACCGTAGACCAATCGCCGCAGGTATGTCACTTGCCATAAACTGAGATTCGTTACACAGTTTACTATAACCATATGGGTTGAGTGGATATCCGACTTTCTCATCTTCCTTCCATGGTAACTGATTACCTGCCATGACACATGAGGTAGATGCGTATATAACTTTTTCTACTTCGTGTTCATTACATGCTTCTATCAGATTGTGAGTACCAACAATATTATTTTGAATATAATCATCTGGGAAGTCAAGTGAGTTACGCACACCTGCATACGCGGCAAGGTGTATAACTATCTCTGGTTTTTTCTCACCAAACCATTCGATCAACTTATCTTTGTTCTTTAAGTCTAATTGATCAACTTCGATACCGTCAGTCATGTTGAGTTCTTCTGCACGTGCCTGTTTTAGTTTAGGATCGTAGTAGTCATTGAACGAGTCAAACCCCATAACATCGTGACCCTCATCAACAAGTTTGTTTGTTAGGTGATACCCAATAAAACCTGCAATACCTGTAATAGCAATACGAGACATAATCTTTCCTTCTAATATATTATATCATAATTTGTTTCTAATGTAAACAACATTCTGTTCTTTTTCTCTATCATCTAAAACATATTCAGAACGATACTTATTGTTTTCTTCGATAACTAAATCAAGAAGTGAGAAGTCTCCTTCGGCAAATCTAGAGAATGCATTTGTATCCTTTGGGAAACATGCACCACCGTAACCCTTCCTACCATCAGGGCCTGGCACTGTCATATGACTATTACCAATACGTTTATCTGTAATCAATGCATTCATCACAGCGTTATACTTGACGTTGTGTTTATCACAAAGATCTGAGAATTGGTTAAACCATAATACCTTCGATGCGAGGAAAGAGTTTATCCCATACTTGACAAACGATGCCTCTGCAGGTGTCAGGTAGTATGACCTTGTTGTTGTGTCTTTACATCTACTGTGATCTAGGTAGAATTGGTACAAGTAATGACAATGCGTTTTATCACCACCAAACACATGCATGGGTGGATTGACAAAATCTTCTAGTGCATTCTGTTCTGTGAGAAACTCTGGATTGTAAACAACCATGTTATTCTCTTCGTGTAGTTTAGTAACTATGTCTGGTGTTACTGTAGACTTAATAGCAATGACACAGTTCTTAGACTTTAATTGACCAACGACTTCTTCTACAATAGATGAGTCGATCTTACCGTCAGATCCAAAAGGTGTGGGGACACAAACAAACGCAAGATCTATCTTTACGTCTTTGATTGTCTCCATACCTTTATTGTATATCGGATCTAAAATGTATTGATTTACGCTTGATGTATTGAATCCATACTCTACTGCCTTACCAACATAACCATGACCAACAATGGCAACATTCACTTTATCCATCAGCATCCTCTCCAACATAAAAACAACTTAGTGCTTGATTGTTATTCGTTATCAGTACCACTGCTTCTTTCAAAGATACTTGACACTCTTTGTCAGTATTGTACGTACCGATGTGATAGTAGTCTACTTTTTGGTTTGCCTCAAGTGCTAACCATACTAGAACCCACATTTAAATATTCCTTTACTCTGTTCTCTGGTGTGCATATTATATTTACTACAGGATCATTGAACCCTGCGATTGCAATGACTTCTACTGCGATTGTAGGATAATTTTCTTTGGTAGTTACATACTCAAAGCAAGCATCTTCGTGTTCAAACTCTTGCATTGGTATTGTGAAAGGTTCACCCTTCGTTAGTAAAACTAATATCAACCACTTCATTTTTTAATACTTTCTCAATTACATCTTCGCGTACACAATTCACTGCTTCTATAGGCAAAGGTTCTCCATACTCAAGTAAGAGTTTTTGTAAGACCGCATCCCTAGATTGGATTAGAGTAATCATACACTCTTCTCTTGTGTCAAATGAGGGTTCTTGAAACACAAAAATATCACCTGCCAGTGTATTAAAGATTATTACTATCAACCATTTCATTTGAATCTCTTATGCATTATGACTGCCATCGCAATCATCATAATTGGATAACCATATACAACTATGAAGTATATCCATGTCACTCGTGTTCGCCACCGTTACCACGTAAATTATAGTTTTGTGGTGCACTATATTTTTCTGCACTGTCATATACTATAGCAGTAATAAAAATACCAAATACTACTAACAAGTGTCCACCTGCAGATACTCCGAATGCATATGGATTATTTATTATAGCTGCAAAGATACCACTCCACATGATAGACAGTATTGAAAAAACCATCAATCCCAACTGAGGTGGTAGATTACGAAGTGGAGAGTTCTTTATAGTCATTATACTTTTCCACGCATCTTTTGCACCTAGAAGAGTTCTCGCCCATCCTATGGGTTCTACTTTATTACTCATTTGTTTTCCTTTGTGTTAAGATTAGTAGGATCGTATTGCTCACCATTATATTTAGAACCTGTTGCATTAGGCCCTTTCTCTACACCATTGTTGCATCCTACGACAACTACTACTAAGAAGAATATGATTATATATACAACTTTCTTTGTCCAATCCATAAACATTTCAAAAGTTTTTTCTGCTTCCAACTGTGCGGATTCTCTGGGATCTGTCATTATCCTAATACCGATTTTAAAAAGTTAATTGTATTTGTGAAACACGGCATGATATTTAAATTACAATATCTTGCATACTCATCTAGTCCTACCATAATCATAAGCATTATTATAGGTACACCCAACATAAACAATGCAATGATAAGGAATGCCCAACCAAGACCTTTTGTTGTACAGTATTCGTGTTTTTCTTTCTCTTGCATTCCCATGAAGTCACCTGCAGAGGTGAATATAAGATCTTGCATTTCGTCATTGTAATCTTGTTTTTTACTCATTAACCATTCCTATAAACATATTCAAGTGCACGATCAGCCTCCTTGTCCAGAGGACGGTTCTCGTACCAATTACCAGTTTCCATATCTAGTTCCCTACACAGTTTAGATATTTCTTGTGCAGTGATCGGATATTGTTTCTTTATCGCATTACCTGCAATTGCGACCATGATCTGATACATCTTGTGATACCAACCAGTGTTAGTAATTAGTCTGTATTCAGATCCTAGTTTCTTCGGAAAGAACGGACAGTCTTTATAAGATGTCCAGTGAATATTAGTATTGTCTAGTCTTTGTTTCTTATGCTTTAGATATTCTTGTTTTATATCTTCGGGTAGTCTATCAAAAAAATTATTTAAATTAGATTTCTCTGCATACGGATGTTTGAACATAAGTTCATCTGGATCTATATCCACACCAGTATTATCAAAAATAAAGTTGAAAGCCCCAGAGTACGTACTAGGGATATAATACATTCGTGAATAATCCTTAGTTTGTTTATCTCCAATCGAATTGAGTTCGGTGTTGAGTGCGTACCAGAAATGTTTAATAGAATCCGATTCAACTCTTTTTGTAAGTGGAAACACCAAGCGAAACTTTGGAAAATCTTCTCGACTGCTAGCAGTACTGTAACAGATATAAGTGTACCTACTATCCAACTCATTCTTTAGGTCTCCTTCGAAGTTGTGTTCATCTACGTCTACTGCACACCAACCACCCCAATCTACTACGTTTACATTCTTACGAGTTGTATTGGGTTGGTAGGTTGCAGGAGAAATCAGGTTTGCATCTTCTTTAGACGCTAGTGGTTGTTTAGACAATTGATAGAATAAACTTTTGAACTCCGACCAGTTGTCAAAGTCCATTCTACGATGCGTCTTATTATCGTATCTATTCTTAAATATAGTTAGCGAATACATACATCACCTTATGATATCGATTTGACTATCTTCAGACCATACTTCAAGATTACTTCTTAATCTGTTTTCTTCTTTTAATTTATTATATCTTTTAGTGGCAATTTTCTTCCACCACTCTATAAGTCCATCTTGATTGAATCTGTCAAAGTTTGGGGCCTCAACTATCTTATCAGTTTTACCATTTACAATGTCAATATAGTTTTCAATACCATAGTTAGACACATAATATCTTTTCTGTTCTGTCAACTGTTTTGCATTATTAATTGTTAGTTTAAACTCTGCGAGGTCTTCACCCTTTAAAGATCTTTTTAATAGTCCAATAATCGCATTAGTCATTTTTAATTTTCTACTTGATGCACCTTCTGGTACAAGTTCGCCTCTACCTACAATATCCTCAACATACTTAACAAGATTAAGATATGGTTCACCGTTAAGCATAGGGATAAAATCAGAGATTGTCAAGCCCCTATTTCTAAGAAATGGTTTCATACCATCATACTGACTCGATGATTTAGAATTACCGTACAGACTTGTAGTTTCAAACATACACAAGTTCATGTCATATTTTTTGTTTAGTTTTTCTCTTACCTCATGAGAACAACACAAGGCTGCAAGAAGTTTACCACCAAGATAATTATATCCGAAAGGTTGACAAGGAACTATGGCAAATCCCATAATAGTTGTTTTGTTGAACATAGTAAGTTCTGGAACCTGTCCTAGTAAATCATTACGAGGTTTACAGTTTATCACTGGAGAAGCAAGTCTAACGAACCCAACATACTTATTTGTGTTCATTTCTTTTATTGCGAATTTTACATTTTTGCCAGGAATACTCACCATATTACTATGACTTGATATTAGGCTTAAGGAAGTATCCCATATAAAATTATTTGGTTCTACTATTTTCAGATCCATGTCTTCTGGTGACATAGAAAAATCGTCAAACATATCATCTTCCAGACCCATGCCTGGCAATGCAGTTGGAACATTTTTTATTTGTGCAAGTTTTTGATCACGCATGTATTGATCAATTCTATCAAATTGACCAAAGTAATCATTAAAGACACCTGCACAATACTGTGCTTGTTCTGTATTCAATGTATTCATAATGTTATTATACCAGAAAACTTTACAGTTGTAAAGTCTTTTTTAGATCTGGTTCAGAATAATTTGGCCCTTTGAGAACCTTACCGTCCTCACGATAGATGGGTTTACCATCCTCTCCCAACTTAGACATATTAGATCTTTGAACTTCTCTAAAGCATGAATCAAGATCAAGTCCAAAAGCATGACCTGCACCATAGGTTACATATAATATATCGGTTAGTGCGTCTGCGATTTCAACGAGATCTTTATTTGCAATTGCTTCCTCTAATTCACCAAGTTCTTCTGCGATAAGTTCTAATCTAAGTTTAGAAGTTTCATCATCTGGTAACTCTGGTTCCCTCTTCACCTCTTGACCAAACGTCTCCATGAAAATTCTTACCTTATCAAAGTTCGTCTCGCGTATCATTTCATTTCTCCTACAGATTCTCTAACTATATCGTTGTGATTAAATTCTGCCCAGTACAATTCGTATGCAATACCACTTTCCAAACATTCAAATTGGTGGTAGAGTCCAGGCTTCACTTTGTGGTAATCACCTGCATTTAGGATTGTAATATCACAAAGGTCATAGTCTCTCTGCCAAGTTCGGATTAACATCTTACCAGATTCTACATAGAACCCATTCCATTTATATCTGTGTAGGTGTTTAGAACAAACCCCACCCTTTTCCATTTCAATACGATGAAACTCTAGTGCACCATTTGCTTCTATAAGTTCTGTCGTACCCCATACTTTACCAGCCTTCATGCGAAAAAATCCTCTAGTGTTTGTTGTTCTTCTACTGACCAATTGACCGCGTCTAGTATCATTTTCAATGGTTCAATAAAAGTCTTTTCAAATTGTTTGTCATAATCTATAAATCTTCCCAGACCAAACTCTTGTGGAACTACATCTGGAAATGAGATTATGTTTTCTTTGATTGTGTTAGGCATCTTCAAGTAACAGAACTTGATACGACTACCATTCTCAATCGGTTCGTACTTGTTGGTGAGTTTATACTCCTTCAAGTACTTATTATATAGTAGAGACCCACGAACATGTATGGGTGTCCCCTTCTTGTATATTTGTTTACGATCACTCCAGTCTGTTATATTAGACACACCACGTGGAAATGCAATAGACTCTGGTGGTAACTGTTTAAACTCTGATTTGAATTGTTGAATGAAGTCCTGCGTTTCTTTCTCAGTAGACGATATAATAATCTTAAACGCCTCCTTGAATTTGTCACGGACAGCTTGTGGTGTGGAAGATTTGATTGCTTCGATACCCATCATCTTTAGTTTGGGTTCATCGTATTGCACACCTTCAGAGTTATGCACGTTGAGAATGTATCTCTTCTTTGCAGTCCATATACCACGATCTGCAATAACCTCACGTGCCATTTCCATTCTAGGTTTGTGACAGTTCATCTTGTGGAACAAATCATCAAATGATTTTGCAAGTTTAGGTTCGAAGTGTTCTCTACAAATCTTGTCTAAGAACTTAACAGGATCGTTTGGATTAAGTTTCCGTACAAGAGCAGACATATTAATATAAACAGAATCGGTATCGATAGCCAGTACATAATCTTCCTCGGTTTTTAATAGTTTATTCATTTCGTTGTTGATTGTTTTCTCTGCCCATTGGATAACCATCTGACCAGTGAGAGTCACACCCTCTGCAATGCGTAGATCATAATACTTGAAGTATCTATTACCCATCGCACCATACAAAGAGTTCATCAAGATCTTAATCGCCATCTGTTGATTGTGGAGAGTGTTGATCTCTTTTTCTAATTCAAATGTTTTTTCTTTCTGATATGCTTGTTCTGCAGATAACATTTGTTTCTTGACAGAACTACGTTCATCATAGTAGTCAATAATAATATTTGGAATCACACCATCGATCTTCTTACTATAGATAGATCCGTTTGATGCAACTGCATTGTTTCTTTCTCTCTGTGCAGGATGTATAGGGTCTACACCATCAAAGGCCTTGAGATAATGATCAACACCACTAGGTAGATTATCTGGTGGACTCTTCAGTAGAGTTTCTGGTGACATGTTCCATTGCACAATAATGTTTGGATACAGTGAGTTCAAGTCAAAAGACACAACCCAGTCATGTGCACCTGTCTGTGGGTTCTTCACGTAACCACCTGCAAACTCACTCTTCTCGTGCTCTATCTTAAATGCAGATGGAACAACTTTCATGTTGTTGAGTTTACGATGAATGATAGATTCCCAGATACCTGTAGTACCAAATGCATCCTGATAGTTCACACCACCTTTATATGCAATAGTCATACCCAGTGTAATGAGTCCCATTTTTTCTTCAAGACGATCAACTAACTGCACATCTTTCATGTTATAGTCGATGTACTTTTGGAAATCATCTTTGTACAAGTTCTTCAATGAACCAGATTCTTCGTAAGACAGTTTCTTCTCACCGAGCACAACATGACCAATATGATCAAGTTTGTATGACTCTTGTTTACCATACGAGTAACCAAACTTTTGGAACAACTCAAGGTAATCCATAGTTTGGATACCTTTGATGTCGTAGGTCATTTCTTCTTTGTTGAGTCTTCGTATCTTGCGTTGATCTATCAGACCCCATGGTGAAAACTGTCTGACCATATCAACACCACAAACGCGATTGATACGATTTACCAGATAAGGGATATCGAAGAAACGAACATTCCAACCAGTAATAACATCTGGTAGGTTCTCTTCCTGTCTCCAGTGATTTACAAACCGAGCAAGTAGTTCTGGTTCTGACTCACACTTGACATAGTTGACTGGTTTGATCAGAGCCTTCTCTGTGTCGTAATCTTGTAGACCCCACACATGATAGATCCCATCAATATTATTCTTGATAGTTATTGCAAGTACTCTTTGGTCTGCAACTGCTACTTTAGGAAATCCACCTTCATACTCAGTCTCAATGTCGATAGTGGTAACGTTGATCTTATCACGATCAAACCGAATATCTTTTGGGAACTTGCGTGTGACATACTGGTGTAAGTAGTTGTTCGTTCCATAGACTTGGAAACCAGTGACATGTTGGTATTGTTCCAACCAATCACGTGCTTCTCTCATAGAGTCGAAATCTACTTCACCTATATGATTACCATCCAAACCACGCCATCCAGTTTCAGTCTTGGATGGTACAAAGAATTTTGGTTTGAACTTTTCTTTCTTAAAAACTTTTTTACCGAGATCGTCATAACCTCGGTAAAGAATGTAGTTTGAATATCTTGCAACATTGGTATAAAACATATATGTATTATATCACAGTTTCAAAATGTTGTCAAGATAGATTCTTACTATTATTATGTGTGGGTGGAGGCGGTGTTGGGTGACCGTCACCTTCGAATGTTTTACCTAAGTTCCGTAAAGAATGATCCTGCATGATGTTCATTCTAGCAACAGTATTATCTGTGGTAAATGCATCGTTTTGTTCTGCACGATCTAGTCTTTCCATTGTGTATGAAATAATTACCTGATCATGTTCTGTTTTCCCAAAGTATGTTGCCTGTGGTTTACTGTGTAATGCCGCTAGACATGCGAGTGCTTCTTCAGATCCTGCAACCATGGCATTATCAAATACCACCATGTCGATACCTTGTGGTAAGTTATCTCCATCTATTGCAGTCCACATTGCATCTGCATTGTTACCCGAATTCCATTCATGTTCATCTACAGTTTTTACACAATGTGCTTTATTTACTGATGTCATTTAACCCTCCAGTAGTTTTTCAAATGTCATTGGCCCTGCAACTCCGTCTGGTGTGAGACCATTGTCCGTTTGCCAAAGTTTTAGTGCACGTTCAGTACCTCTACCGAATACACCGTCTGCGTCTAGTCCAAGTGCTTCCTGCATCATAGCAACACCGTCACCACGTGAACCTCTTCGTAATACACCGATATCATCTAAGATATCATCATCATCGTCTTCATCTTCTTGTAAGACTTCAAATGACATACCCAGAACTTTCATCGCATTGATGTATCTTTTCTGTCTATCTTCTAGACCAATAGATCCACCATTGATCTTCTTAGTCATTAGTTTTACATTGTCACCGTCTGCAATATCGTTTAGATTATTCGTATCCCAGAACCAACATGCACTTTGTATTGAACCGTTAAAAGACTGGACATACTCTGCCGCTTCTTCTGCAGTCATGCCAATTGAGTCTCCAAACTTAGTGTAGTTGTCCCTGCCTGTCAATTGCTTCAGTCCACGGCCTCGGAACAACCATCCATCACCTTCATAAATATTTCCCATTTTATACTTACGGAACTCATCCATGTAAACGTAGTTCGCAATCATTTCTGGTTGACGATGATATTCATCTGCGTCACGTTTAGGTGCATCACCAAAATATCTTCCGAATACTGCACGTAGAGCCTTTGCACTATAGTTTAGATTCTCTTCTAAACGCTTGAAATTTGCGCTCTCATGTGCACATTGAGATAAAAAGTGTGCTACCCTACGTTCTGTAGTAATACCGTACATGGGTAGTATTTCGTGTAATGCAGCGTACCATTCACCAACTTGTTTGTTGCCATGGATTATCTCTGCAAGGTGATCTTCCGTAAAATCAAAATCAAAACTCATAAACTATCCTTCTTCTTTAAAGTATTTATCCAACATTTCTAACCGTTCATTGGCATGACCCATCGTGGATAGTTCTTTTTGTATTGCTTCAACTACGTCACTATGTTCACCTATACCTGCGGCATTTCTCATGTAGACCATTATATTAGTCTTTGCTCTTTCTAATTCACCTTCGGCGTGCATTCTACACGCCTTAACTAATTGTTGACTAAACTTAGTGGTCATGTTCTACTTCCTCTTAATGCGAAAAATAAACCACCTACCCATAAAAATACATGTAGGTTATCATATAATATTACGTCCCATAAACTAGTAGGTTGACCTATCCATATGACTCCAGTCATAATACAACAGATCACAATACCAGAAAATCTTGTTAATGCGTCTCCAAGATCTTGTAACCAAAAGTCCCAGATATAATCACCTGCAATTTTAGTAACCAAGAGACCACTAAGTAACAATCCTATACCTGCTCCTATTTCACCATACACTACGAACCACCACACCAAGTAAGGTAGTCCCCAAGAATCTGCATCTTCTATACTGTATGGTAATTTACTCATACCTTGTTGTATAAACACAATGGCTAATGGGATGCGTAATAACCAATGGCTTAGACAAAACTCTGGAATTTTATTTAAAATAGATTTTATCATACTCTTTCCTTAAATTAGTGGGGCGGGTTACCGCCCCATCACTGTATCATTTTTCTCCAGTTTGTCTCAACTGAGCAACTTGTAACATACAACGTTTTGCTTGTTCATGATAACCATGACGTGTAAGTTCAACGGCTGCCCGTGAATATCCGACAATCTCTGCAGTTCTGGTAAGGGAACTCCATATGCCAGAAAACGGTGAAAAGACGTAACTCATTACTGCTGTAGTCATTACACCCACCCCTTTAGGTTAGTGTTTGTATCCACTGCAGAGCGTTTCAGTGTTTCATCACCTCGTGCTACTGAGTATATATCTCCTCGACCCAAACCGATATCATTTAATTCTGCATCGGTCAGTCTATTCAATTCCCTGATTGTTTGTCTTCTCATTTGATTTTTACGATAATCTTTCAACCAGTTTCTTGAAAATTGTAGAAGTCCTTCAATCGGACTCCGTAAGTAATTGTTTATCGCTAGTATGTGCTGTGTCATTTTCTTTACCCTCGTAAGTTTTACCAATATTAATTTTACGAGGACGCATTTCTTCTGGAATAACATACTTCAGTTCAATTGCAAGTATACCATCCTGAATATCTGCTCCATGCACGTTTACGTGCTCCGACAGTCTGAATGTCCTTTTAAATTTTTTGGTGGAGATACCACGATGGATAAACTCTCTACCTTTGGACACGTGATCCCCTGTCACCGTCAGTGTACGATCTTTGACTTCTACTGATATCTCATCTTGTGAGAACCCTGCAATAGCAAGTTCGATCAGGTAATCGCTTTCACCTGTCTTAATAATGTTATGTGGGGGGTAGTGATCGTTTGCATGTTTCGCAGTCCATTCGAGTTCATTAAATAAATGATCGAATCCAACAAAAGATGAACGTGGGAATAAATTTGAAAAGCCTGTCATTTGTATATCTCCTTCTGATCAAGCAAGATTGTAACGGAACCAGATCATTCTGCATTCCTGTATTATATATAAGATCTCTTCCCCTAAATGTCAAGGGGTAGAAATCACTTTTTTCCGCCTCGTTGTGACGAAATCCATTTTTTGGCAACAGGACTACTTGGTTTCTTTGACGCCCATGACTTCATTTTCTTATAAGCAGTCATGGCTGCACCTTCGTAGTTCGCACCATCTGAGTTATCTACAATCACCATCATGTTACCAAATAGGTTCTGGAACTTACCGATATTCTTCTGAACATCTTTCCACATACCAGTAACCTGTTTTGCGCCGAGTGTTCTCGCACGCTTCTGGTCTCTGTTGATTGCAGTCTCTAAATCTGTATTGACAAATATCATTGCAACTTCGTAACCCAACTGTTTGAGTTTACCGACTTGACCTGATATCTTGTCAAAGTTTTTACCTGTACCATCGATAACTAAACCAAGTCTACCGTTCACTGCAAGTTCCATCTGTTTTAAAGTAAGTGCGGTTGCACGTGAACGTGCGGCCTGACCTTTGTCTGTAAAGATATCGTCTGGTGTTGTTTTTAATCCTGCTTTCGCTAATTGTTTTTCGAAAGCAGGATCACTGTTGATTAGTTTCATACCAAATGAAGTCAATGCAGTTTTACCCACCATAAATGACTTACCACTGCCTGGCCCACCTGCAAGAAAGACTGCCTTAAAGATCGATGGATCGTTGACACCTTCTTCCAGAAAATTAGTAAACCTTAACATTGTTCTTCCTATTGTTTAGATCCGATATTATATTTCGGACATAGTTCCCAATCGTTCTTTTCTTTAAATGGTATAATCTTAATCTGTCTCATTGGAGCAAGTGGTTCTGCATTAGCATCCATGCCAATCAATCCCCAATCACTCATTAACTGTGCTATAGTATTCCTTCTAGCAATATCGTTCTCTTCTAAATTAGATTTCTTTCCATCTAGAAGAAATAATTCTTTGAAATGTACTATGAAGTACCTTCCCTGTTTGTGTAGGATATGACAAGACTGAAATAATTTCTTGTCCTTGCGTGATGCTACCCCAATTCTTGTGAGTGTTTCTCTAACCTTCAAAAAATCATCTGGTTCGTTTAACGTAACCTCTAACATAGAGGCAGGTGTCCACTCTACTATATTATTTTCTTCCACCTTTATAAACCTTCTGTTTCAATTCATTTATCTGTTCTCTTGTGAGAAGGGACAAGGCGGTTCTGGCTTTCTCATTATTATAACCATAATATTCCTTGACAACTTCCACGTCACTTTCGGATACAACCTTTTCCCACTTGGAGAATCGCTTGCGTTTCCTAACCATATTTATAAGAAAATCGAATTGTAGACGGTTATCTATGTTGTGGTTTATATTCATTTCATTTGCATACAATACTGTATCTTTAAAGTATGACAAGGATCTATTTACCATGAAAGAGTTGTACCCTCTCTCGGCAAGATCATCTATCATGATATCTTTCTTAGTATTGTTTATTGCATTGACATACTCAAATGGATTCACGACATATCCTCTACACCAGAATCTTGACCAGACCATGTTCCTTGCATAGCACTAATAAGATCTGAGTGAGTGAAATCTTTGGTATTGACATGATCAATGTGATAATCTCCAAAGTAAAGTTGTGGGACTGTTCTGTGTCCATTTTCTTTTAAAAAGTATTTTGATTCTATATCCTCACTAACGTTTATAGTATCAAAGTTTACACCCCATTTGGTCAACTTGCTTTTCATAGCATCACAATAGGGACAATCATCTTTAGTAAATAATCTAAGTGAATTCGACATTTGCCATAACCTCTGTAAGACATGCAACTACGTTGAGTTCGTGATCAGCAACGAATGCATTTTTATACTGATAGTCTGCTAGTATTAGAACCAACTGTGGGATCGATGCAGGCGATACTTTTTGCGTGACACGATCATAGATAGATCTAAAAATAGAAGACGCATCTGTATCTATATTGTTTGCAACCCATGACCGCATCTTTTTAAAGTCTTTTGTTTTAAGAAAAGTAAAAAGATCGTCATAGTTTTTATCTGATATGTTTGCCAACACTCCTGCGTCTATACGACCTGAGAGTGAATACCTTTGCAGTTCGTTTATCACACGTCTCCAGTCTGGATAGTGTTTAATAATAAGATCCGCAAGTGGTGTCTTATCGTAACCTATACCTTCCTCGTCTAGAATGTGTTGTGCTCTCTTCATGAACTGACCACAAAGTTTACCTTTGTCACCGCTGTTGAATTCATACACACCACACCGAGAATGCAGAGGTTCGATAATTCTGTTCTTAAAGTTACAAGTAAGTATAAACCGACAGTTGTTGGCAAACTCTTCAATGAATCCACGAAGAGCAGGTTGGGTTGACTGTGGGTTTAGATAATCTGCCTCATCAAGTATTACAACCTTGTACCCACCTTGAAGTGAGACAGTACTTGCAAACTGCTTGATCTTACCACGGAGTGTGTCTATATTACCCTCTTCGGAACCGTTGATGACAATATAGTCAAGGTCAAGCATATTGCATAAGGCCTTGGCGACTGTAGTCTTACCAAGACCTGCAGTGCCAGTGAACAACATATTAGGAAGTTCACTAGACTCTACAATTTTAGTAAAAGTATTCTTTAAATCATCAGACAGAATACAGTCTGATATTGTTTGAGGGCGATACTTCTCTACCCATAAGAATTGATCCATTCAAAATCTCCATCACAAAAAACATTATATCACATTTGAGTTTGAATGTAAATCTTATTCTTCTGTCTCCATAGCTGCATCTTGTTGTAAGTTCTCTACAACTGATATTACTTGGATTGCTTGATCACGTAACTGACCAATAGTAGAGAGTTCTTCTCCCTTGAATCCACCACGTTGTGTTACCGCATCAACTACTGCAACCGTAGAACGTGATACTTGATTTGCGAGTTTCATCAACTCATCATATTTTTCTGCCATCTTATGCTCCGAATGTAGATGTTTTCTCTAGTGCAATCCAATACTTGACATTCACTTCTTTGTTCCTAAACTCACTGATCAACTTAGATGAAATACTCACCTGATAGTCGCCTTGTATGATTTTAAGATTGGATATATTTAGTACGAATTTAAAGTCCTGATCCGTTTTGTTAGAGTATGGTACATCAATAGAATATGCATTAGATGTAGCATTCTCATTGTCAACCACAGAAAGAATTAACACACCATCGCCTGGAGTGACTGACACTTCATTATGTCCAAGAGTAGATGCAGCACTTCGCAGTTTACTAAGAGTGTTTGCGTCCAGATCAAACTGAACCTCGCACTCAGGCATGTTAATATCTTTCTGGGGTGACGTAAGGGTTTCTTCTGGAGAGAAGAAGTACCGAACCTTTGACCGACCAGTCTGATCTGATATAGTTACAGACTCATCTGTAAAATTCAGATTAGGTTGATCAACCAAAGACAAGACACCAATGAACTCTTTGAGATCATAGATGCCAAACTTCTGGGCAAACTTATTATCGACTGTTGCAGTTGCAAGAACATTCTTTGCTTCACTGATAGTCTTAATAGTATTCCCTTCGTTTATTAGGATATTGGGATTAATATCCGAAAAGTTTTTAAGAACGTTTAAGGTTTGTTCCTGTAATTCCATAATATACTCCGTGGGTTAAACTTAGATAATTATACCACACTCTGACCTGAGTGTCAATACATTTTACTAAAGTTTCTTTCTTTTTTGAACTCGATTTTGTTTTCAAACTTGCCATCCAATATATCACCTTTGTGAGAAATTACAAATACATTTGTGTCCTCACCTAGTGTATACAATATCTTTAGTAGGTTTTCCACACCTTCGTGATCAAGTGACGAATCAAATGTCTCGTCAAGTATCAGTAAGTTAGTTGCTACTGAATTCTTCATCTTTGCAATCTGTCTCCAAGTAAACAACAAGGCCAAGTCGATACGTTGTTTCTCACCTTCACTGAATGAGTCGTAGGTAAATGCGTCTCTGTGTCTTGAACGTATTGTCTCTGCGAATGACTCATCTAAGTTAAAGTGTACAAAGAAGTCTAGGGTTTGCAAGTATTGGTTTGTAAGTTGATTGATTGCAGGTAGATACTGTTTTATGATCTTGGTTTTGATCCCAGTATCTTTCAACATTTCCATCATCACAGCATTGTAGTTGTGTTGTTCTGATGTTTCGAACTTACTCTCCATCATAGATTGCTTATCTTGTTTCATAGTCTCGCAATCTTCTTGTGCGGCAGATAGATCTGCAGTCACCTCTTTATCTAAGAACTTCTGATACTCACCAATAGTTTTCTGTAAGGATGAGATCTCCTTGTTGTTAGATGTAATTTGTGTAAACTTGTCTCTGAGAGATTTAAGAGTTTTGTTTGTCTCAGATATCTGTGTCTCTACCCACACTCCCTGATCACCTATAGACTTCTTCATAGATGTTAGAGACTTTGCTTCGTGTTTACATTCTTCTAAATTACTTTTACGCAAATCATCTGCAAGTTCTTGTTTACATTCTGGGCATGTGTCGTTCTCATCATAGAACTTTGCACGTTTACCTACACCAGACATCTTTGTTTTAATGTCTTGACTCTTGAGTAACAAGTCTTGTTTTCTATCTGACAAACTATTTAACGAATCTTCGGTAGACTTGATATCCTCATCAAGACCATCACTCAGTTCATTGTTTTGAATTTGGATACTATCTATTTCTGACTGAGAGGATTCTATTCTCTGTTCATATTCTTTCTTATTATCCTCTGTTAGTGATTTGATGTCACGTATATACTTCTCTTGCGTCTCTATCTTATTGTTGTAGATGTCAATCTTGTAGTTTAGATCCTGCAGTTTATCCTTGACAATGTTCTGCTTTTCCTTTAAGATAGTATTCATCTTAGAGAACACATTGATGTCCAGAAGATCCTCTATTACATCCCTGCGATGTCCACTCTGAAGTTGCATAAAGGGAATAAAAGAGGAGGAACCCAATACTACGACCTGATGAAAGGACTTGTGATTCAGTTTGAGAATGTTTTGTTCAAGGATCTTCTGGTACTCTTTGGCATGTGATGATTGATTTATCATCAGGCCATTCTTGTGTATCTCAAATACATTTGGTTTTATACCTCGTGTAACCACGAAGTCATTGTCGCCTATAGAAAACTTAACAATAACCAACGTGCCTTTACCGTTGATCGAATTGACCAACTGAGACTTAGTAATATTTCTGTGAGGTTTACCGAATAGTGCAAAGGATATAGCATCGAGCATAGTGGACTTACCTGCACCATTATGTCCGACAACCAAAGTACTCTTTGACTTATCTAAATCAACTGTTGTCCACTTATCACCTGTAGACAGAAAGTTCTTCCAGTTTACCTCTTTAAATCTTATCATGCAATTTCCAGTGCCTGTGCTTCAGTCATGAGTTCTCGCATCTGAATCTTAATCTTATCTTTGTCCAGATCCGTATCTACACCATCAACGTATGAATCTACGATCTTTGGTGTATCATCAAACTCCATGTTATCATCATGTACATTTTCACCTGTGAACTCTTGAAAGTTCTCTGCAATCTTTAGTTCGTGTATATTCTCGTTTTGAATACGGTCAATAAACCGATCAAATAAAAATGTGTCTTTCTTATTGACAACCACAACCTTCACAAACTTCTGTGCACACTGTGATACGTCATAGTTATTATAGTCTATTTTGTCGTCATTGTAAAGCACTTTATGAAATAAAGTATGTGGATTTAGAATCTTTTCCACTTCTCTAGTTTCTGTATCTATCACATGGAAATACTTTTTGTCATGTGCGTCAGACCAGAAGAACTCCATCTGTGATCCAAGATACCATATGTTATCCTGTTGTGATCCTACATGGAAGTGACCAGTCAGTACCTTCTCAAACTTAGAAAAGATCTTACGATCCATACCATGTATGTTCTTGATACCACGCATCATTTCGAAACCATCTAGTTCAAGATGTGCACCACACCAATCAGCCTTACAGTTCTTAATGAACTTCATAGTATCGTCATAGTTCTCTTGGTTGATCCAAGGGATCATTGCCATCTTGAGAGATCCATACTCCATGACTGTGGGTTCCATAATGATATGGATCTCGTTCATGTAGTAACCAAGTAGTTCTTTCAGAGAATTTAAATCATTTGTATTTTTGTAATACGTGTCATGGTTGCCTGGGATAATATCCATTCGCATACCAAGTTCACGCATAGGATCTAGAAATGATTTACGACTATGGTTCTGTGCCTTAAAGTTCATGAACTTACGATTATCATAATAATCGCCAAGGTGAACAATTTGTTTGATATCATTGTCTTTACAATAAGGGAAAAAAACTTTAGAGTAAAAATCAGCAGCATTATTAAGAAAAATATCAGAACTATTTCTAGTACCACAGTGAGTGTCATTTAATACCGCAACCTTCATTTAAGAAAGTCCGACAAGTCTGAGTCAGCATGTACTGCACGTTTCTTTCTTTGTTTTTCTTCTTTAGCAAATGCTTTCACTTCTGTATCCTGTGTTCTTACTTTGTCTATACGATCTCTGAGTGTGTCAACAAAAGATCCAACCACATTCATTGCGTAGTCATCACTCATGTCACCATCAACAAAACTTTCTATTCCAGATCTTGTTAAGTATTTTAATTTAATGTCTTGTTGTTTTTTCTCTTTGGCAATCCTGCGTAGAAACGCATACCATGTTATTTGTGTAAAGTATGCAAACGCATTTGGTTTACCAGTTCGGGTTGCGGCCTCTATGTCGTAGTTCTCTACTGCTTTCAAACAATTTTCAACTGCATCCATGACCATTTCTTCGCGGTATGTGTAGCGAATAAAATTAGATTTGTGAGACAAACCTTCAGCGATACTAAGAAAACACTGAGCTATATAATTTGGTACTACTGGAAGAGTTTTACTTGCTTGCTTTGCTTCGTTAACTGTTTTGACATAACTGACAACTGCCTGAGAAAAATCAGCGTTATTAACGTAGTGTTCGCTTTTTCTATTTTTTCGTGGCATTTCAATTTCCTTTCATAACTATATTATACCAAAAATATAAGGTAATGTAAAATGTTATTTTTTTATTTCAAACATAAAAATAATGCTTGACAGAATCGTAAAATAGGTGTATAATTAATATGCGCCTTTAGGATAGGGGGGAATACTAGTGTATCTTATCTGAGGGCGGGAAGAGATGTATGATGTTTGTGTCTCCCGAATCAAGATCCATTTGGGTTTCTAACAACCTATCCTCATAAAACTTTTCTTGTAAGTACTCTGCAATCTCATCTCTCGACATATCTGTTGTGTCCATCATGACTTCGTCTATGTTAAGACTTCGTTTCCCCTTCATATCCTGAGATTCTAGAATGATGTCGAGGGCGTTTTTGAAATGTAACTTGAGTATGGAAGAGGGTGTCGCCTCACCGAGAATGTGATCTGGATTGATTGCACTTAATTCATTTATATCCTCTTGGAATGAAACCCAAGGTTTGAATGAATAATACCTGACATTCTGATCGAAGTCTTCCGCATGAAATACTTTTAAGATCTTACGAGCAATGATATCTCCATTATGGTTATCAGTCTCATCGACATCCATAACCTCACAAACAATCTCATCGTTGTTAGTTAATTTAAATTGTCTTAGTTTCATAGATCTATCACTACCGTTTTACAATTGAACTGTTCTTTTTTATATATTTTTTCTCGTTCTTCAGAATGTAATAGAGAATAATTCCTTCTCTTCATCCAACTAATATCATCACTAATATCATACAATGTGGTTTCCCTTCCATCATCACTTTTTCTTAGGCCTCTACCAATAGATTGCAACACTCTAATTTGTGATTTGCTAGGTGATGCAAAGATTATATTGTGTAGGTTTCTTATATTTATACCTGTGGAAAACGTACCGAGTGATGCAACCACAATTGCATTATCCATTCCTTCTACGATACCTCGTATTGCTTCCCTGTCAGATGTATTAGTTTCACCAGATACAAAGTATACTTTTCTGTCTTCTGCTTTGTCTCTTATTAAGTTATGTATAGGTTTACCATGTTTGTCAACATAATTGAATAATACTAGTGTGTTACCTTCTAAGTCTAGTGCTAGGTTCCTGATAAATTTATTCCGTTTTTCGTGGCCAACGATAAAGTCAATTTCTTCTTGGTAGGTTTTTTTCCCGAAAGTTTTACGTAACTCTCGTCCATATGAAAGAATGAGTCTCCTGATAGTGAGCGGGGCAAGAGTATCGTTGTCCTGTAATTGCTTCGTAGTGACGACTTTATATATCTTCCCGAATAGTCCTTGTAAAACCAACTCATGCGTTTGTGATCCATCTAGTGTTCCTGTTGTTCCAAATCTATATTCTGCTTCTGTACATTTGTTCATTATGTTCATCAATGACTTTGACTTGAACCCATGCACCTCATCACCAAAGACACACCCAAATTGTTCGAACCATACTTTAGGCATTTTGTAGATAGATTGCCATGTAGATATCACGATTGCGGAGTCAACTGCTTTGTCTTTACCAGAGTATATCTTATGCATCCCACCTTCAGACATACCATAGTTTATAAAGTCACTGTGCATCTGTTCTACCAATGAAGTAGTAGGAACAATGACCAATACTCTACCACCTTTAGGATATGACCGACCATCAGTCAACATTGCCAACCAGAACCTTGCAAGTGCATAGATCATATATGACTTACCAGAACCTGTCGGTGATAATAGAATTGCACGTTTACGAACCAACGCCTCTCCCACTGACTGAAACTGATAGTCTCTCAATGGGAATGGTAAATCTAAATCATTTAAAAATTCAGTAAGAACTCTGGGTTTGATGTGAGTTCTATCATCTGGTTTACCGTATTGACTTTCCTCTGCTAATAGGTTATACTGTCTCTTGTCAGAGAACTCCAAAAGATGATAGTACAACCCAGCGGGTAGTGTACGTTCTCTTAGTGTGAAGAGACGTATCTTTCCATCCCACAATTTATTGCGGAATGCAGGCATGAACTTGTAGCCAGGCACAAAGAACGAAAAGTATTCGTTTAGTTCTTGCGCTGTACCACTGTCACATTCAATTTGTAAATCGGAATGGTTTAGTTTCCTGACTCGAATTGCTTCCACTTAATTATATTACCTATTGTCTGATGTCGCCAGTTAAGATTATTTATAATCTCACTTAACGTCTCAATCACAGTCTTGTAATACTCTATCTTCTCTTCAGACTTCTGTATCTCTGGATCTGAATTGTAGTAGTGTTCCATTTCACCTTTGAGTATCTTTAGACCGTTAAAAGGATCTGGTTCCCAACCTTTCTCTTCTAACTCTTCTTGAGACATCTTTCCATTGTAATATAACCACTTGTCTTTCAATAAAGACTTCTGTGCAAACTCTGCACGTTTCAACATGAGTTTTGTTTGGGATAAAATTTCTAGATACTTGGCATGTAACGTAGGAGTCACACGTGATGATTCATCAAGTCGTATCTGATTTATTTCGCAGTCCTTAGACCACATTTCATGTATTTGTTTCAAGTCAATCATAAAGTTATTATATCACAATATTTGTATAATGTAAAGTTATTTATGCCGCCGCACCTGAAGCACCACAAGTATATGTTGACCTATATTCTAGATCTCCAAAATCTTGACCATTACTTAGAGTATCCATAGTGATGTACTGAATTTCATTACTTCCACCATTTGTTATGCCACCAAATTTTGTACCTCTTGTTGCATTATTTGCTGACCCTGAAAAGTATTCACCATATCCATTGTTGTTTAACTGGTTTGTTAATAAATTACCAAATGCAGTTGCGTTGCTTGGAGTCTGAATTGAAATATATTCAATTGCAGTATAGTCATTTTCTGTACGACCCCAGAATATTCCTCTATCTCCAGCTCCTACTGCAGTACCAGCTATACCAGTTCCTCCATTCCAATCACCAAAATCTTGAGCAGTTGTCATAGAAACATTAGACCAATATTGTATTTGATAATCTGATGCACCTGTGTTTCCACCACGAACAACTCTACTATTATCTGTCACATTACCATTTTGTGCACAAGTGGTCTGCAAAGTACCAAAACTTGTGGCATCGCCTGGAGTATCTATTACAATTGTTTGAATAGTATCGACATATCCACTGTTAGCATTTCCTCCAGAGTGGAATCCATATGCTCCTGAGTGTATTCCATCTGCTACAGAGTTTTCGGTAAGCAGATCACCACCAAAATCAGTAGCAGTAGCTGGAGTTGCTATTGTTATTATTTCTATTTCAGCATTTCTATATGTTGCTGACCTAGGCCCGCCCATGAATACTGCTTTAGTACCATTACTTAATGCAGTATGACCACCATCTTCATGAGTTGATATCAAACCACCAAAACCTGTTGCATTACCTAGTGTTGCAATATCAAATTGACCAATGTCAGAACCAGTGCCAGACTTAATGTTACCAGCATAAACAGCCCTATCACCATACCACACACCACCACCTCCACCTGCAGGATTATATTCAATAGTTACTGCTTTGGTAAGAAAATTTACACCATCAGACCATTTAAATGTGTAGATAAAGTCTCCGTTAGAGTCTGTTAGATTACCTGCAGCGACTGCAGTTCCAATTTGAACTTTCGTTTTTGGAGTGAATGTCCATACTGAAGAATCATTAGATATAGTTGCCATGTATTGAGCTGAGTCAGATGCAAAACTCATATTTATTATGGATGCATCGTCCGAGTCTAAGGCCTTAGCAGTTACTACGAGAGGAGTTGCAGAATCTACAATACTATATGATGCATCTGGTTCAGTGTCCCAATACGGAGCAAAAGAACTTTGTACCATATCTATATTGTACCAACCATTACCCTCACTAAAATATAATTTTTGTCCGACTAACGCCTTAATTCCTACGGAAAGACCTGTCATAGGTAGAGAGTCTAATGTGTCATAAACAGCGACAGGAGTAGGAGTGGTTATTGCACTTATCGCCGCAGAATCTAATCCAGCAGTACCTTGTTGTTCTTGTTTATTCTGTCTCTGATTGCTTAGTCTTGTCATCTTTTCTCTCTATCAGACTCACAATATCTGTATTAGTGATGTCTGTTTTACCAAAAATACGTTCAGTTGTTTTGTCTGCCTCTTTATAGTATTTATCTGCCATTGCATCTAAAAACTCTTCAAGATGATTTGAATGTGGAATTTGTTGTTTTGAAATTAATTCGTTTACAACTGCTATATATCCTTGTACTTCTACAAATCCCACCTGTGGATGGACACCATATTGTTGCATGTACTCAATAGTAGAAGTGCTTGCACGACCACCGTCCATTAAATTACGATACATTAGTTCGAACGCACGTCTTACGTGGTGTTTCTTTTCTGATTCCTCAAACTCTTCTTCTGTCCAGTCTTCAACTCCAAAATTTTCTTTTAAATTATTATATGCAGTAATCAATGTTGCAATGTCTTTGAAAGAACCGTTTATCTTACTTTCCATTGACTCTATACCAACAAATGCTGCACGTAGTTTTGCCTGTGCAATTTTGTTGTCTGGTTCCAAGAATACCTTTTCTTGTAACTTGTCAATATTCTTTAATGCTTTCGCATGACTTACTTGCGCCTCTGCAAGTGCCATTTTACGTTTCTCAGTTTCCGCAAGAACTTGTCGTAACATTCTGTGAGGTGAGTGACCATTCAACATGGTCAATGACATCATTGATAATGTAGACTGAGAGTTATTCCTATCAAAGAACTTTGTTTTCTCATCAAGTTCTGGTAGGAACTCGTTTACTAATGCAACAGCCTGTGGATTGATCTTACTCTTAGATACTGGAGTAATTCCAAATGTTATTGGATCTGTCGCTTTTAATTCTGTACTTGTTTCTTTTTTTACTATATCACTCATAATATATCCTAATGTAAATTGTCTATCTATTTATATCATTCCTTATTACACTTGCCACAATACAAATTGACCTGAATTTCTATCATTTGATTGATTTTCACCTCTACCATGCTGTGTAGATAATTGAATAGAAGATGCGTTTATATTAGCATTTGTAAAATCAGTCGCACCACTAGCAGCTGCAACATATGCCATAAATTTAGTTGTGTCCCATGTACCATCGTAGTCGTTTTCATAATCATATGAATTACCTCTACGATTTAAATTCTGCGTCCCATTTCCGATATCTCCTTGCACGATTGTGGCATAGGTTAAATCTGCATAACCAGATCCACCACCACCTGTACCACCGTCAAATCCGCCGCCGCCTCCGCCGCCGCCTCCACCGTAGTAACCACCGCCACCACCGCCACCAGCGTCATATTGCGAATCAGATCCTTGACCACCGTTATATAACGTACCTTGATCACCAGTTCCATGATACGAATTACTTCTAGTCGCAGCTCTACCACCTGCAGTAGTAGTTGCTCTTTCACCCAAACCGTTATTCGTGGGATTTGAATAGTTAGCACCTATACCTGCACCATCATTCCACTGCATGTATTGACCATTACTTCGTCCTCTCGCCCCATCTTGATTAAATCCACCACCACTACCACCAAAATCATTGTTTGCGGCGCCACATCCGCCACCACCACCAACAATAGCAATTGGAGTGCCAGGCGCAAAGTTTGGTGCGGTATAAGGTAATGAGAAGGAAGAATTATAAAATAATCCTGTTAGACCACCACCTGAACTAGAGAATGAGTAAGTGGCACTACTTGTATTAGTATGTGATTCTCCTCCTTGACCACCACCAAACGTTCCGCCAGGCGCAGTTCCCCCTTGGGCTGAAGGAGCAGTACCCACACCACCACCACCTGCGAATATTGTCATTGATGTGACTCCAGACGGTACTGTAACTTGTACAACCCCAGTTCCACCATTACCACCAAAAGCACTTCTATAACCAGTGCCACCGCCTCCACCTATCATTGCAATATAGAATGTTCCGCCAGGGTTAGTAGTTAAGTCCACCTTTGATCCATAATTTACACCTGATCCCACAACGTCTGTTAAACCACCACTCCAATAAAAAGTCGTACCAGTAACAGATGATGTAAATGAACGCAAGGCCTGACCAGTAACAGAGGCACTTGACTGACCAAATGCCATTAGATCTTCAGTCAGACCGCCACCCACAGTAAACCCTACTGGAGCAGCTGCTGGACTATATGATATGGTTGCTGCTTTGGTAACAAAGTTTATACCATCTGACCACTTGAATGTGTAAACAAAATCACCATTAGAGTCAGTTAGGTTACCTGCGGCAACTTCTTGACCAATGCTATCTGCACTCTTTGGAGTAAAAGTAAATACAGATGAGTCTGACGTAATGTTTACCATATACTGCGCTGAGTCAGTTCCAATACTTTCATTTAATAAATTTATGTCTGAATTATCGGAGTCTTGTGCTTTCGCGGTAACAATCAGAGGAGTTGCAGAATCTGCAATAGAATATGTCGCATCTGGTTCTGTATACCAAGTTGGTGTCCTGTTGACAAAGGTTAAGTTATACCAACCTGTGCCGTTTGAGATATATAATCGATTGTTTTCATTTACAAACGCTTGTTGACCTGCATTCAAACTACTAGTAGGAAGACTGTCTAGTGTATCAAACACTTGAGTACCAGACGAAGTGTTGTTTCCAATACTAACAATATCTGCAGAATCTAACAAATTTACATTTGTAAGGGCAGAGTTATCAATTTCACCAGTAGGGGTGACTAACTCTGCCATTCTTCGGTTGATACTTTTTGTCATATCTTACGCCTGTGATTCACCCCATGTAATCCTTGATGATGCAGTGAACGGTTGGTTAGCAGTAATATTTGAGGTATCAACAACTTGAACCGCAACCGTTAGAATATCAGGCCCGTTCGGGAAGATACCGTTACCACCTAAGATTGAGTTACCCATGTCAACCAAGTCTCCTAGTGAGAAGTTTGAGGTCGCAGATGAACCATCCTGACCACCAGAGGATCGGAATGAGAACACTTCGTTACCACCAGTAATCTGATCTCCAGACTCGTGTTTGATCAACTGTGACAATGATGGGGATCTAACATTTTCCCAAGCAACTGTACTAATATCTCCATTCAAGATAAGTTTTACTTCACAGTCATGTGTCAAGATCATACCAACTTCTGCCAACTTCAACTGCATTCGGTTAATAATATCACGTTCACCAAGATCACCTGTCAAGTTGTTATCAACCGAAGGTGCAAGTCTTAGAGACACCAGAGGAACAATATCAGTACCAAGGTTAACAGTTGCATCACCAGAACCAGATGAACCAATGTTGACTGTAGTACCACTATTAACCACTGGATACGTACCTGCAGAAGGAAAACTATAACCAGAAGAAATATAAATGTGAACCCTAACTGTAGATCCACTATAGTCTGTATAAGCAACCTCTTGACCGTTCAAACTATTGTCTGAAGTAAAAAGTTTTGTACCAGTAGAGAACTTAGATGCATCACTTGAACTAAATGGTAATCTTACATAGAAGTCATACTGTCTCGTACCTCTATTATATCTGTAAGACAGAGACGAATTATTATTCGTGTTAGCAGTATTTGACTGACCGTTAGTAAATGTCAAGTTCTTAGAAGGAGCAGTAAATAGATACGCATTATCGTCATCGAATGTACCATCCATGATGATTGAAGTACCCCAGTGGAATAGTGAGGGTGCGTATGTTGGGTTTTCATTGTTTTCGATTTCATACTTAGCAGGTAAGTTACCAGATCTCATATATGCTTCGTCTAGTCTGTTGTTGTGAATAAACTCGTGCACATATCTCACGTGACCTTTACGATCTTTAAATCCAAATCTAATTTTACCTGCACCATACCATGAGTAGTCCATGTATCCCATCTGGATCTTAGATGTGTCTAGAAGGAAACCTTGTTTACCACTTCCATCAGCCTTGTCTATATTCCAATCATCTTGAGGGACTCTAACATCAATAGTTTTTGTCAGAATAATACCATCAGAAGATACACCTCTATACTGAGGTTGAACAAACATTTCAGTTCTGCTTTCTATTTTAACAATCTTATATGTTTGTCCACGGATAACAACTTTGTCACCTTTTACTAACTGTCCAGTAAAGTTTGTATTTACACCAGTGATGAGACCACTGTTTTTATTTGCAGCGACTGTACCAGACAACTGAGTAGTAGATGAACGTCTTACACAGTTTAGAACTGTACCATCCCATTCAAAAAAGAAACCATTCTGATTGTCAAACATACCTGATCTAACAGCAGACCCAGAGTAACCGTTAACAACATATTGAACTATACCAGAAGGAATAGATTGGTTAGGTGCAGCTGATGCAGTATATGTGAAATTATAATCATCTACTACACTTGCAACAATTTGCACACCATTGAAATCTCCATCTGAAGCACCAGTGATTGTTAACTGCATTCCAACAGATAATCTGTGAGGATATTTTGTTCTACATCTTACAGTTGTTCCATTTGAAGTAATTGTTTCTAAAATTACAGGTGGGTTAAAGTTAATCGCAAGTGATGTCTGGATACCTTTACCTGACTGATAACGGAAGTACTTACGTGTTTGTCTGGTAATCTGTGAAAGTGGAGCAAGACCTGCACCGATTTCGACACCACCATCAAACGGTCTGTGTACTGAGTAACCATCTGGTTTAGCATAAATGTTTGTTTTCACAAAGTGTGGTGCATCAGATTTACTGAATGAAACTGGTTCTGTGAGTTCCATGTTTTCATCATCTGAGATAACAGCAATCTGGTGTTCATCCAAACGGCCAGGATCTGACGAATCGTTCTTAATGAAGATTGTATCACCTGCTTTGAAGAAACGTTTAAACAGTGTTTGGTTACCGACAATCTTTTTAGAATTTTCTGTAGCAATAATTGTACCGTTTGCCAAACTTCTACCTGCGATAGATGTTGTTGAAATTGTATGATTAGAGTTTGCAGAGTCAGTACTTGTAACTATAGGATCGTTTCCAGCGATAGCATCTAAACTACTACTATGCAACGAGAAGTATACATCGTCAATAGCATTCACGAAGAATTCACCACCATCTGTAAGACCAGTCAGTGAACTATCTTCAGTTGTATTGTATACAACCTTTGTACCAGACAAGAAGTTATGACCACCTACAATTTGCATAACACCACTGTCAGCACTATCTGCTTTTATAACCTCAGTATTACCCTCGATTAAGAATGGAGTATCTAGTTTGATAAATCTTTCTCCAACAGATTCTGCAGTGAATGAACCATCAGCCGCACCTTGAACATCATCAATACTAAATTTGATAAAGTTTGCAGAGTCAAAGTTTCCACCACTATCTGTTAAGTCAATCAATGCACCGTTATTAGATACACTAAATCTATCATTACTGATAACGTTAGCAGTTACGGTATCATTCAGATTGAATGTTGGGTTTATGAAAGAAGCATCTAAATCAGTAATCATTCTTTCCACAAGTCTTACAATATCTGAAGACTGAATATTAAGTGAAGATGTTCCTGCGAAGAACAATCTAATATTTACTTCATCTTGTTTATAACTAAAGTCTGCGAGGTATGAATAGGAACTACGTGAGTTGTATCGATAAGAATAATTATACAAACCACTACCATTTACATTATATCCAGACCAACCAGCATTAGGTTGTGCTTTACCAAGTGTTAATGATACCTGAGTAAAACTGTCACTATAGTCAACATAGGTGTAAGCAAAAGAATATCGCCATAGATCACCAGTTGTTGGCCCTGTAAAACTACCATCGTAATCACTTGAGTAGTAATCAGTATAAACATAGTTATATCTGTGACCCATATACGTATAGTTGTAATGTCTCCAGTATGCATTAGAATTATATTGACCATCTTGTCCACCATGTGCCGCATCAGAACCAAATGTAAAATCAATATAGTATGGAATTGATGTGTACTGTTGCCATGGAGTCGCAAGTCTAAAAATACCGAACCCTTTTGCACCACTAACCGTATCGAATATGTTTTTAGGTGTAGTAAGATCAAACCTACCTAAGTAAACATCCGAATAGTTGTAATTACTGTTACTATAAACACTTGTTCCACCTTTTACAACTTGCAAGTAATTTGAATTTGAGTACTGTAGGTTGATATAACTTAAACCGTTACTACTAGTACCAGCTCCCTCTGTCAATCTACTTGATTGACCATTGTGATTAGATGTTATAAAGTTTTTGTGTGCACTAAAATCCGAGTGGTTTTGAATATGATCACTAACTGCATCATTAACAACGTTTGCAAAAAATGGCGCATTACCTTGTGAACTTAATTTCCACTTGGGTGATACTGCACCAGTGGGAACTGAAGGTAATGTTGGACTTCCAACTTTACCAACTCTCATAGATTTACCATCAATCAAACCATGTTGTGATACAAAGAATGAGTTTGCATTCGGGTTCGCAACATTACCAACTATTTCATAACCACCGTTTGAGTCTGTGACAGCAGTAGCAAGTCTTTGACCACTGAGTTTAAATCTATCTTGAGAAACAACATCAACAGAGTAATCTCCATCACTCAATGTACTATTGTTGACAGTGTCACCCATATATGTACCACTGTTCACAGTCGGTGCATTGCCGGATTTTGTTGTAAATGTTATAGCATCACCTGCACTTAATCCATGATTCTCGGCAAATAAGGTATCTGCTTCTTCATCATAGATAAATGGGAATACAAATACTCTACGACTTGACCAATAGTAACTATAACTACCAGAATAATAGTATGTTTGAAATCTAAAATAAGCACTACTGTAAGTGTAGGTGTAACTATTCCATGAGTAGTTTCTCCATCTACCAAAGTCTTCGATTGGATTCCAACGTGATGGATGATTAGTAGGTACAGTATTATCATACTCTGGAAAATCTTGGTATTGATAATGATTACTACCATAGACGTTATAGTAGTTTTGATACTCTGGTCTATAATAATCTAACCATCTTGCACTATAGCCAGGATATGAATAGTTACGAGTCATAATCATAAGACCGTCTTCTTTCTTAGAACCTAGTCCATAGAAAGTTTGTCCAGTCGCTGGATCTGACTGTGAGTATTGACGCATATCATAACCAGAATAATTAGCACTATTGTACCAGTTACCCCAAGTATAGTGATATGTGTATGAGTTTCTGTAACTCTTGGATGAATATCTTAATTCGTAAATGAGGTGTAGTGAGTGTTGACCCATACTTGTGTCACCTGCACTACTTAAATTAATTGCAGAACCATTCTGAGAAGTAGTAAGTTGGAAATTGTCATTGTCAAGTTTTCTAACATAATATATTTCAAATCTATCTAATCCACCAATTCCAACTGCACCTGCAGGTGGTACGTAAAGAAGACAATAGTTTGTATTAAGATTGTGACTAGGCCAGTAAATACTGTTAGCACCAGTGTCTACATCAGATGAAGTAAAATATCTACTATATCTACCACGTGTTGCGTTTGTTTTTGTTTTAGATAAATCTAAAGAAAGTGATCTCTGAAATGTATCTCGTTTATCAATAAAAGGATCTCCGTCTGGAGCAGTTTTGTTATCTTCAACTTTTAGTGATTTGGACGCAATAGTGTTAACAAGATAGAACTGTGATCCATCGACAAAACCATGAACATCAGGAGTGTTAATTGTAATCGTGGAAGGGTCTAACTCATCTGTCTCTAGACCTGAGTCTTGAGAATAAGGAATCTGAGAACCTGCATAGAAAGAACCAGGCGTGATAGCAGAATAAAGAGAACCAATTTCACCAGTAACAGTTTGTGGTGCGTTTGCACGATAAAAGAAATTGTTTGAATCTGCTTCAAGAATTAGGAATTTACCTTCTGCAGTTCTAAAGTCTAAACCTGCAACATCAATTGGTGTACCCACAACTAAGTTGTGTGCATCTGTACATGCAACTTTAATAACATCAGAACCAACGATTGAAGTAATAGTATCAACAATACTGAGAGCAGTATCACCGTCTGCAACAAAGAATGAAGGAACGTTATTCGATAGTTCTAGTGTTTCCCACTTAGTAGGTTGAAGACCATATTCAAAGTCAGTATCAATTAGGTTTTCTGGTGTTGAAACTCGGATCTTGTGTACAGGATCTAATAGTGAGTCTGAAACTTCCATTTCCATTTCTGGATGGTCTACAATAATCTGCACTTGTGATGTTGAATCGATGCTGTATGCACCCATATCAAATTCTAAGAAGATCGTAGTCTCTTCAGTAAATGTGTCAAAATTTACACCCTTATGTCCCTTTGTCGTATCCGCAAAGTTGTACATAATTGTGCCACCAGTTTCTGGTGTGACATCTGTAATTAACTGAATTTGTTCCGCACGATAAAACCCTTTAATAGTGATCTTGTCACTATCGGAGTTAATTCTGTAATCGGTTGCTAAAAGTTTCTTCGCCATGTTTTATCCTAACGCCACTGCAAGTGCTATGACAGTGGACTGTGATACGCCGCCACCGCCACCACCTCCTCCTCCAGAAAAATTCGGAAGGTCAATCGTACCGCCTGTTGCAACTAAATTATTTAAAGAGGTATTTCCATCAACATCAAGATTCCTAGTGACGTTTACGTCTCTAGTAACATTCACATCTCTACCTGCATTTACATCCACACCAACAGTCGCAGTTCCAGAGATATAACTATGTCTAAACTGTACTGAAGAATGACCTAGATCATTATCTGTGTGGCCTGGTATTATTCCATCTTCTACTCTAAATGCCGCTTTTGCCATGAGAACCTCTTATTTTGTATCTATTTATACACCTTATGTTGGTTTAGGTGTGTCTATTCTTTTAAATGAAAAGTTTAAACCTTGACTGATTTGTGGATCTGCCTTGATTGAAACCGTATCACTTGAATCAATTGATGCATCATACATGACTATCGTACTTGCACCATGTAGTAATGTTCCATATGTTGTTAATGTTGCGGTGTCTCCATCATGGGACACATAAATTTGTTGTGCTTGGTGTTCACTATCGCCATCAGTATTACAACTGATTGTATAGAATGCAGAACGAATAGCAGTACCATCAAAAGTATTGATAGTTCCTTCATTTGAGTCTGCAAGAGTTGCAGTACCTACAACGACCTCTACTGTCTCTGTAAATGATGCGTCTCTTTCACTTCTTAATTTTACTGCCCCAGAACTCTGGGTTTCGAACGAAGATGCTATTTGTCTATTCTTTGTACCCATCATGAACTCCAAGTCTGTATTGCAGGGTTTCCACCACTTTCGGCATTGGCAAGTTGTACCCTTAGTGTGCTTACTAAATTGTTTGCAGAATCTGCAGTATTTTGTGCCACTGCAACTTCATTAATCGGACTGTTTAAAACGTGTGTGTCTACAAGAGTATAGTTTTTAAAATAATCCGAATCTATTGGATTACCCGAATCAATCAAAGTATGACTTTGCAAAGCAGTGTAGTTAGAATCACCAACATTGTAAAGAGATACAATCACTTCATTATTTTTAATTAAAATATAACTTGAATCTCCATAGATATAATCATTCTGATTACTATCATCCTGACTCCATGGAGTATCCATGTGATATGTTGAATCCGTATAACCTGTTCTTGTAGGCATTTATTAGGTTCCGCCCTCTGGGAATAAGTAAACTGCACTGTTAGAGTGTGCGTGATCAGGCCCCCATTCGTAAGTATAACCAGTACTTGAGGTATCTAACCCTCCGACTTTATATACTCTGAATGCTCTATATGCATTACCATCACCATCGACTACACGTTCACCACTATAAAAAGAATCATCAGCAGTTCTCCACATACCTATTAATCTTGCCCATTCTTTATAATCTATATGATCGTTTCCTAATCTTACGTTTCCGATATGAGGACAAAACAATAAAGGTTGCATTACAAATCCTTTATCACCATTTGATAATGGGGTTCTTCCGTACATTGCATACCAAGAGGGTGGCATAACAGAGGCATAAGAATCGTATGCAGTAGTGGAAGAGTATTGACCCATCTGATAAGATGAGGTCATACTGTCATAGTGGTTACTACCATTCATAGAGTTCTTTCCATACATCTGAACTTTACCAAAAAGATTTCCCGACTGTGTACCAGAAGTATTAGTTTTTCCAATCGTATTATTAAACTCTAGGTTATATTCTGCGTGATAAATTGCCACTGTAGGACAGTGATATGGAAAATTTGATCTAGTATAATTATCATAATTTGATTGATACTCTTGGTCAACCATTGCAAAAAACATGTCTGGAGCACTTGTGTCATATGGACTTATATTAAGTTTAAGCACAAAAACCTTATCGTTGACAATTCCTTCTATTGAATGCCAATAATATGGAGTGTTATAACTAATTGATGGATCGCTTGAAGACCCACCATCCAACCACCCAGACGTAGAGTTAGGAAATCTATTACTCATTCCATTTTTACTATTCGACATATTTGTGCCCATTCTTGGAACCATGTTATATGTACCATTTGTGTCGAGGGAAAATCCTCTCTGCATATCGGCATTTGTATTGTCTTGAAGATATCCATGATGTCTTTTATAAAACTGAAAAAAGTACTCATCACTTGCATCACTCGAACCGACATTATTATAAGCATTAGTCGTGTGGTATATACCAGTGCTTGGTCTAGCACCAGTTATAATAGATGCACTTTGATTAAAGTAAGACGAATCAAGACCAGCTGTGGTAGTGATGGAACCCAGAATAACATTCATGAGATCTGACAATACATATCTTTTGTGGGATGCGTAGTTCATATTTGTTGAACCACCAAACGCTGTACTGTTTGTTACTAATTTAAAATACATTACTCTGTTACCTCTACACAATCTGAGGAGAGTTGGATCTCTCCAGCTGAATCTTCCCATGTTGCAATACCTGTATAAACGGTTCCTGCCCATGTACCAAAAGATTTCGGGTGACTTAAACTTGAATTAGTGAATCTGTTTAATATTTTTTCTTCAGTGGCGTCTTCAATTTTGTACAGAACGATATTCTCGCTACTGTCATACCCATACTGTTTCGCCAATGCTGACTTATGTTCTGCGCTTAACGCCATTGGTATTCTCCTATTTGTATACTATAACCAAACTTAAATTCTGACCTTCTGTTCCAGTAGATCCTACTTGAGTGATATCAACTGTTAGATAATCACCTGCATTCATTGTTGTTGTTAATCCTGTTAAAGATCCGTTAGTAGCACCTGCAGCGATTGAAGGTGTTGCTATTGATGATCCATTCTTATTTACTCTAAGGTTTAAACTAGCACCTGCAGGTGCAGTTTGTACGTATGCACTCATACTTTGTATTGTAAGTGCTCTTGGCGCATACCATCTTGCAGTTCCATTCAATACATATAATGTCTGGTTCTGAGTAAGAGTTGTGTGTTGTTCTGTACTACCAACTCTTGCAGTCACATAATCCGAGTCTACTACTGCAGAAATATTTGCTCTTGCACTAATATAATCTGAATCAATTACTTCAGAAACATTTGTTGATGACAATCTGGAACTTACATAGTTTGAGTCTACAATCGCAGAGACAGAACCAGAGTCCACTCCACTAACTCTTGCATTCACATAGTTTGAGTCTACAATCGCAGAGACAGAACCAGAATCTACACCACTGACTCTCGCGTTTATATAACTTGAATCAATTAAACTTAGAGCAACTGACGAGTCTATTGCTCTCTCATCAATCTCTTCTCTTACTCTAGTAACAAAAGATGGCGTTTTATCCATGTAATGACCTAAGTCTTGAGGTTCATACTTACCTTTTGTTGGATTCCAAGCTAAACACATTTGACCAACAATCTTTGGTGACTCTTTTAATCTTATACGAGTCTTGTGTTGTTCTTGTGCGTGTTGAAAATATATGTAAGTTTCTCCGTCACCACTAGAGTCAACTTTTAAATCTTTTATTGTAAGTGTACCATTCATCGCTTGGTGATTACCACATTGATATCCCAATGTGTCTGGTGCGTCTGCAGGAACTACGAATGTCAAGGTTGCATCTGTACCAGAACTACCCTGTGCTCTAGAGTTGGTTACACCACTTGTATATTCTCCACCGTAGGTAGTCGCTGCAAATTCACCATTGCTATCCGTTGTAAGATAAAATGGATGTCCACTTGTGGTAGAATCTAGAACAAAGTTATATGTATTACCTCTGTACAGAGGCCCAAGTTCTGGATTACTTCCAGTAGCAATACCAGAGAAAGTATATGCACCTGTCTCTGCACCAATGTTATATGTTTGCGTAGAACTGTTTAGTGTTAGCATCGCTGGGGTTATGGTTGCAGGAACTTGCCATGTAAGTCTTTGTACTTTTTGTGGTGTATCTGTAATACCTTCAAACGCAACTGTAAAACTACTATCGTATGTTACCCAGTCTACTAGGTTTGCATCGCCTGGTTCTTCAATCCATTTCATTTTTATAGAGTGCGTCTGCGTAGAGTTTCCGTTTGTGTTGTACGCGGCAAAGTTATCAAGTTGGTATGTACCTCGTTTATAGAGAGGTATTTCATTTTCCATAGACAAACTAATTGGTTCTCTTGCATATGGTAATGTTGTTGGATTCCAACTCCATAACCAATGAGCATTCTGACCTGCACCTCGAACATCAGTCGCAAAGTTTAATGTCTCTGGGTCGATAGTATTGTCTATCATTCCTGAGAGTCTATCTGATGATATGTTACCTGCAGAATCTTTAACTAAACTTGCGAGTCTTCTATTTCTTGATATTGCCATTCTTCTATCCCACAGTTCCAGTTACACTAAACGAATCAGTTATTGCGCCAGTAGGTGATACAGTTTTTAATTCAAAATAACTAAACCTAAAAGATGCGGCGAAGGTAATAAATTCTGTACCACTTGCAGTTGATAAGAATTGGATATCTCCTAATGATGTAGGCATCGCATCTATATATCTAACTTGCATTGTTGTGTTGTTATGACTTGACATGATAGACAATGTGATATCTGCATATGTAGGTGGTTTGTCTGCTTTTTGCATTCTAGTTTGGTTGTCGAGATTAGTTACCTGATTTCTTAGTATCCATGAATACATTTCAGAATAACTTTCCATATTTTCATCCAAAAGAATATCACAAGATAATTCGTTTATGGTTAATGACTCGCCAGGAAATGGTATACCCGCCATCCTTCTTACAGGCATTTCTGCAGAAGGCATTATCAGGCCTGGATGCGTAACCTGTTGACAAAAGAATTCCAAGTTAGGAAAGTTCTTCCTGTCGATAACTAGTTTAAAACTAGTAGGTTGTAAGTAATTAAAATTGTCTGTTAGATCTGCCATAACACTATTTATACAAAAAAAGAGTTAAAAAAAAGGTGGGGAAAACCCCACCTCTTTATTTTTTTTTAAGTAGTACTTATGATCCGAGGATGTTATCCACGCGGAAAATACGGTAGTACTGGTTAGTCTTGGATGTTGCAAGACCATCGTTAGGTGTTGATCCAACGTATGGGTTTGAGACCATGCCGTAGCGAGTCTTAAAACCAATTTTTGGTTGGAATGTTTCTTCACCAACTGCACGAACCATTGTTAATGGTACGTATGGGCAATAGAATACACCTGCGTCATATGGGTTAGTACCCTTATAACCTACGTTACAGTAATCTACTGTTGCGTATGGATCGATATACACTCTCATGCGTCCGTTAAGAACACCTGCGAATGTGTTACCTGTGTCATCAACATTTAAGTTTACGTTCATTGCAGGAGCGTAATCTAACATGCCTGATGCTGCAAGTGCGGAAGCAACGTCAGAAGAACACACCATGAAGTTACCTTTACCTCTACGTGTTTCTTTTGCAATTGTGTTTGCTTCACGTTCGATCTGAATGATCAGACCTTTGATACGTTCAATCGACCAACGACCATCAGCATCATTTGATAAATCAAAGATACCGTTTGTTGTTGTGTTTGATGTTGTCGCACCAGTTTTCGCCTGAGCGTTAATTGTACGTACAACTTCGCGGTTGATCTCAGCCATGATCTCTGTTGACAAGATGTTTGCCAACTCTGTCTCTGCATCAAGACCATGAATTGCTTTCAAGTCCTGTGCGAGTTCTAGTGAGTACTCAGCTTTTAACGCACGTGATTTCGCAGTCACGGTTGCTTTCTCAATGGTAAAACCCATTTCAGCGAAAGCAGAGTTAGGTGCGCCTGCACCTGATCCTAGACCTTCAGCATGATCTGTTGCCATACCACCACCGAAGTCTGCGGCAGCACCTGCAGAGTCAACTGCAGCTAGTGTACCAAGACCTGATGTGTCGTTTGATTGTGTTGATGCTGAGTCACCTGAGAAACCAGATACTGGTTCGTTGATTGCAAGTGCTTCATCACCTGAAGTTGCGCCAGCACGTGTAGTTTTGTACTGTGACTTCATTGCGAAGATCAGACCAGTTGGGCCTGACATAGGTTGCACACCACAGATGTCGTATGCCATTAGGTTTGGCATTGCACGTCTTACTAGTGCGATAAGAACTGGATTCCAGTTTGCAACATTCGCATTGTTGTTTGTTGGCACAGCTTCGTGTAGTTGCTGTGACTGTTCGTTCATTTCACGTTCTTGGTTTTCCAAGATCGCTGCAGTTACTGCTTTACGATGGTTATCAGTGATTGCGCCTGCTGACTCTTCGTTCAAGACTGGCGCCCACTTTTCCATCAACTTGTCATATGATGCTGTCATCATTTTTTGGACTCCCAATTATTTGTTAGTTTTTTGGATTGCTGATAGGTACTGAGCCATCATGTCAGATGTTGCTTCTACTACAGCATCACCGTCTTCGACTGCTTCTTCAATATCAGCAGACTCAGTAGTTTTCTTTGTGAAGTATGATTCTTTGATTGTATTTACTTTTTCTGCGAAAGTTTCTTCGTTATCAAAGTCTACATCTTCGGCGAGTTTTTTAAGTTTTTCAACTTGTGTTGCTGCAAGACCTTCTGCCGCTTCAGCGATGATTGCATCACGCTTTAACGTTTCTAATTCTTCTTGCATTTCCATTTGCTTAGTAATTGCGTCATTAGAGGCAGCCTCTAACTCTTCAACTTCCGCAGACAATTGGTCAACTAGATCAACCTTAGACTCTGGTACTTCGATGTAAGATTCTGTAAACAGATCTTTCAGAGAGTTCATGAACGTCTCTGCAATCTCAGTGCGTAAACCAGTTTGGACGGCAACTTTGTTGTCTTCCATCCACTGCTCAACTACGTAGTTTAGGTAATTGTCAACTTTCTCTACGAGATCGGATTTTGTAGAAGCAATTTCTTCTGCGAGTTCTTCATTGTATTTTTCTTCAAGACGATCAATCTCTTCAGACAATTTTGACTTTATTGCCGCTTCAAAGATTGTTTCTGCTTTACCTCTGAACTCATCGGATAGAGTTGCCTCTGATTCGACAAGTGCATTGAGGTCATCAGAGAAATCAACAGTCATATCTATTTCTGTTTTCTCTTCTGATTCCGCAACTACTTCGCCTTCAAGATCTTCAAATCCCTCTGCTTTGTACATGGCCATGAGTGATGCTTTATTCATTCCACCCATTCTTTTTACCATGCCTGCCATTAATGCTGCTTTAGTTTTAGGCATTGGGTCTTGTTTGGTTTGGTCACCTTTACGCTTTGGGGCGCTTCCAGTAGCTTCACCTGCCTTATCTGTTGCAGCAATAGACTGTGCTTCTGCGTTTTTAGGATCGTGACCTTGTTGTTCCACAACTTCGTCTGTTACTTCGTCATGGAGTTCTTGATCCTGAACTTGTTCAGTCATATTAGACTCCTTTTTCATTTAGTTTTGAGTAACGAGAGGAAATTCTTAAACTCACGAACCTGTGTCTCATAGAGATCAGTACGTGGAGCTTTCTTAATTTCAGTCTCCATTTGTTCAATTGTTTGTGCCTCGATAATACCGTTGTTCCAAACCCATTCTACACCTTCCATAACTCCATTAACAAATGCGCTAGGTGCGGATGGATCTTGAACAATATCTACTGCATTCAACATAAAGTCTTCCTGCACTACCATTGCGTCATTACCGTTCTTCAAACTTCCCATACCACGAGTCGATACGCCTAGATTGACACCACCATCAAGCAGACCTTGTACGATCTTACCCATAGGAGTTTCCAATATAGTCGCTTTACCCACAACATCGTTCCCTTTCCATTTAAGAGATTCTATCTTGTGGGAAACCTTATCTAGATTTACAGTCGGCCCTTCTGGATGATTCAATTCACCCACTGCCCTACCTTTTGAAACTTGTTCACCGTTATACTTGTCCAGTGCCTTTTCCATTACAGGTTTGGGATAAATCCGACCATTTCTATTCTTTTGTTCTGCTTGCATGAAGATACCTTCGATCATGTACTTCTTCTTCCCAGACTTCTCATCCTGTTCGGTGAGAACTTCTAGGTTTTGTTCGGTATATTCTGCAATCAGTTTCATTTCTTTAATACCTTTATCATTTCAGATGCGGCCTTCTCTGCCTCACCTTTACTTTTGTATACGTCTAATCTGTCACCATCTACATAGGCGGCAAAACCCTTGGGTTCTTTATACACCATCATTTGGACGCGACCTATCTTCTTGTTAACGACAAGTTGACCTTTCGGTTTACGTCCTAGTGACTCTCTTATTTGATCAAAAGTTTTCATTTAATTTATATTATTTATACTTTCTTGTTCTTTGACATCAAGACTCTTCAGGTATCGGATCTTCTGACCCTTCTCCGTCTTCGTCATCCATTCCGACTTCCACATTATCACTGGGCTCTTGTATTCCCTCTTCGGCATCTTCCAAGGGTAACTCTCCCTCTTGCTCTTCCTCGCCATGTTCGTCATCCAATTCAAGTTCGAGTTGCTCATCATCTATATCTTCATCCTCAATGTTTTCCGCACCGTTATAGATTTGATCTGCTAGTTTAACTTTTTCCTGATCCAAAACATCTTGAAGTTTTACTGACATCATGTCACCAAAAGTTTTATTTGCTTTGTTCCAGTCTTGATCCAATGCGTGTTGAATCATTGTTTGTGTATCTTCACTCATTTTCTTTTTCATCTCCTTGTACAGGTTTCAATTCAAATTTTTGTCCAGCTGTGGGACTATTATCTGGTGCTTCTTCTTCCTCACCATCATCTTCCCCATCAATCTGTTTGTTCATACTTTCAATGTCTTCATCTGATAGATGCAGAACGTTCTTCTGTATCCATTCTTTAGAGAAATATTCTCCAACATAATTAGAAACCCTATCAAGACTTTCCAATCTGTTTTGAAATACTTCTGCATCACGTAGTTCTGTAAAGTGATTGTCTTTTACATAATCAACTGTGATATCATTTTTCCATGAATCCCAATCTTCTTCAGTACAAATGCCTTTCATGACAAGTTGTTTTTTTAGGATTCCATAGAATAAGTGAGAGAACCTCATTCGCAATCTATCAATAAACTTTTGAAACTTGAGTTCGTCTCTGTTAATTTCTGTAGATCTGCCAAGAATACCTTGAACAGATTCTGTATCCAAACGAGACATCGGAACGTTTAGTGAACGATACATTCTCTTTTGAAAATATATAATGTCCTCTATTTGTCCTAGATTCTCACCGCCTGGTAGTGTAGTAATCTCAGTACCGCGACCACCTTCACGTCTTGGTAACCAGAAGTCTTCAAGTAGTGATTGGTGTTTACGATCATCACGGATCTCACCAGTCTTAGCATCGTACACAAGTTTGTTTCGGTAACGTGCCATGATATCTTTCATGTACTGTTCCGATTTACCTCTTGGTAAGTTACCAACATCAATGTAGAATATTCTACGTTCTGGTGCACGTGCAAGTCTGTATATGACCAACGCATCTTCCATCATCCTTAACTGGTTGATTGGTTTCAATGCTTTGTGCATATGCGAAACTATTTTCTTACGATCCTCTGTCAATAACCCAGATGTGACATATGACACGGAGTCATTTGTCATCTTGATGCCACTAGTTGATGACCCAGGCTTCTCTTGATAGATAAAGAACTCTTCAGTTTTTTCTACAATCTTTGCACCTGTTACAGGATCTTTTTTGAATTTGACCTTCTTAACTTTACGCATTTTAGAAGAGTCAATAGGTCTTACTTCTTGTATACCTTCTTTAGGTTGAGCCTCATTCAGTATTAGATGGTGGTATAAACGTCCGTCCACGTACCAACGTCTGAATATGTCATGACCCAATTCTTTGAAGTTCAACATACCATAAATGTAATCAAATTCTTCTTTAATTAATTTTTTGATTTTGTCTGGTGCATCTACATCATCCAGATTGATATCAAGTGTTTGTTCTAGTTCACTGCCAGTAATTGCTTCGTTGACAATATCCTCGATTGCGGCATCCACTTCTGGGTGCATCGCATTTCCACGATATTTCATTATTAATTGATAGTTGTCTTTTGAATCGTCACCGTCAAGGTTTAAATACTGACCATAATGTGTACCAGAGGCAGTTGCATAACTACCACCCTCATCGTCCCTTGGTGGAACAATGGATGGAAGTTTTTCTTCATCTTTGTTTTTGGCACGTTTGATTTCGAAACCAAATAACTTTAAACCATTATTTTCTGCCATTGTAGTCCTCAGATAAAATAATAGGGCGGCAGTATTACCGCCCTATCTGTTATTTAGTTAACTTGTTGTATTGCTTTCCCAGTACTGGTATACCCAAGTACATGTGAATCTTTCGATGTTGTCATTGTCACCGAATGATAGTGGAATGGGTGCAAGATCCTGTGGATATGACCCACGGAAGTTATATGTCTTAATGACATCCCCTTCACGATCCAACTGTTCAACTTTAAGATCTGCTTCGTATGCAACTGGAACCGCAAGACCTGTATTGGCATTGTGTCCGTTGATACCATTCATCCAACGCTCTAGTGCGTCACGGATTGCAAAATCTGTATCGTTGATTATAGTTGTTGTCCATTCAGCAAATGTACGATCCCCTGCCATTTTTAACTGGCGACCTCGGAAAGGTACTAATATTTGACCGAATGTTGATCCAGGCAGTTCCGCTGCTTCAACTAAGAAAGAGGTAAGCTCTGGGTTACCATCTGCAAATGCAGGATAGTTAATGGTAACTTGGAAGAGATTAGGACGTGCGCCCCCACCTCGTAGTTTTGCTTTAAAATCGTCTACTCCTAAAATTGCCATGTCTACCTCCTTACACCGTTCCTACGACTTCTTCAAAGTCAACGCCTGTACGAACAGCAACAAAGTTCAGAGTGACGTAGTTGATAGAACGTGCAGGTTTAATGAAAATATTTGCAATAAACTCGTTACGATCAATCACGGCTCCAGTGTTGTTGGTTTCATCACAGACAACTTTAAAGTCTGTAATACCTCTACGACCTTTCACCTCTCGGAGTACTGGTTCTACTATGTTGACAAACTCTGCGCGAGTAAACTCATCGTTAAACTCGAACATAACTTGTTCCGCTGCTTTTCCAATCGCACGTTCTAGGACTAAGAATAGTCTTCGGACGTTGATCCTGTCAAATGCAGATGGGCGACCAAGTTTTGTTTTGTCACCAAACAACAGTACACCTTGGCCTGGGATGTTTGCAATCGGGTTAACCGCTGCTTTGTATAGTGTGTCCCTTTGTGCCTTTGTAGGTGACCAACTGATTGCAGTAATACCTAGATATCCACCACGTCTTGAACCTGCAGGAGAGAACCATGGTGCACGATTTAAATCGGTTGCGGCCATGATACCTGCAGTAGATGATGCGGCAGGGATCTGAATAAACTGATCATTGTACTTATCGTACACTTTCAAGAAGTTTCCATCTGCTACCAGATATGATGAACTTGTGAAAGTTTCAGCGGTTGTAGTGATATTGGTTGTTATTGTTGCAGTATTAGTCAAATTAATTACGTCTGACCTTGCAGGTGAAGCGCAGACTACGCAATCTTTACGTAGACCTGATGCTGTTGAAATTAAATCATTCACAACAGTTGTTTGATCTGCACGACTGTTCATCGATGGAGCGACTAAGAAGTCAACTTCTACGATGTCCTTATCTTCGAATAGGTCAAAACCTGTCAAGACTTCAGATGTTCCTAGTACACCTGAGTTTGAACCTTTTGTGAATGTGTGATCTGTTGCCGCAGTTAAGCCTGGTGCAAAGTTGTCACCAGAATCTGCAGTAGTACCTGCACCTGCAGAAGAATAGTCTGAGTCGAATCCAACCATGTGGATGTATTCGGATCTCGCATTAACTATATCTTGTGCGAAGTTAGTAGTACCATCAGCATTTTTAGCATCACTTGCAATTGAAACGAAAGGATATCTTTCTAGTACTGTACCTTTTGTTCCTGTTAGTTCTCCACCATTATCTACAACTACAACGTGTATTTCATCGTTAGATGCATTTTTATTTGATGCATGTGATGATGTGCCAGGCGCGGCATCGAAGTCATCTTTGTACGACCATGCATTAAATGCAGTACTGTTAGGTGGGCAAATTGATACTTGAATTGAGTTACCTAGTTCGCCTGGGTAACGTGCAATCAAAGTGTGTGAATCTGAATCCAAAGCGCTCTGTTGTGCCGCGAAATCATTATCGTTCTTTACTAGTTCCATAGGTAAGGAACCATCATTATCTGTTGCTAGTTGTCCTGTAGTAGAACGAGCATTCTTTGCAGCCGAGGTAACCTCGCGTACAACTTGTAAAGAACCTGAGTAACGTAAAAAGTAGGATGCGCTGTGGAAGTCTATGGTATTTGCTGAGTCTGGAGATGCAAAAGTGTTGACAAGAGAAGTCTCGTTGTCTATCAATACTCTTTGTTCTGCAGGCCCCCAGCGAAAGTTCCCAACGGTTGCGCCAGTAGTTGACTGTACGTTTGGAACGCCACCAGTCAGATCTATTTCTTTGACGACAACGGCTGGCGAAGCAGACGGTGTTGAAAGTGCCATGTTATCTTCCTCTGTTAAAAATTATATGTTCCATAATACGATTAGTCAACATACCATTATTTATAATATAATTACTTTACAGTGGTATGTCATCGGCATCCCACACAAATCGTTGAGTTTCATCGACTCTTATTCTCCATGGATCATCTTGGTTCTCTATTTGTTGTATCGCTGCAGATCCATCATCGATAAACCCGAATGGAACAACATCGTTCTCTATTTCTTGCATTTTTTGTTGAAACATCATTTGTTTTAGATTAATATCTGTCATGTCAGAAAAGTATTGAGTAGACACAAAATACCCAAACAAAACAAGATTCATCATCAAATCATCGTGATTTCCATCTGAGGCTTCGTATGATTGCCCTTTCGCCTCAAATGTTGATATCTCTAATATAGTAGCATCATCGTTAATTGTCAAGCGGTTTGTTTCTAAAATGTCTTTTATTGCAGAACATCCTAGACGTTTAGTTCTACGGTTGATTTCAATACCTATTGCATTTGCTTTAACTGAGGACTCTACGTGTACGTTTTCATATTCTAGATCATGATACAACCCATTACATACTACCCCTCCTTGGTCATTTGACTCTACAACAACATACGCATCATTGTAGGGTTTTGCATATTTATAAATAATGTTTGGGAAGAGCAATGGCGAGATAGTGTTATTGCGATATACAGCAACCTGTGCAAACGGGCGAACGCTAATATCGATCAAAGTAAATGTGGAATAGTCCTGACCTCTTCCCTTTGAAACATCTACGGTCATGATGTAATCATGATCCTTTTGTGGTTCTTCATATATCTTTAGTAGACCACCTTCCATATATCTCTTCGCAGGTTTTGCACGTAGGTTAAGTAATGTTTCTGCGTTTATGAGTGTATCCCCAGTTCCGAAGAATGTATTACCAAACTCCTGATCAAACTGTAATTGACTTGTATTGGATATAGTTTGTTCTTTCCACTTTTCGTCACGGTTTGGTACGTCCCACCAGTCCACCCGAAAACTTTTAAACTCATTTATCTCTTGGACAGATCCTTCCCATATCTTATGGAACTGATTACCAATACCGTTTGCAGTAGATGTCACAATAACTTTGGTGTCTTTACCTGCAGAGATAACTGGATATGTAGACGTGTAGAATTCTGCGGCACGTTCTACGAAAGCAAACTCATCAAGATATAGAAGGTTGACAGACATACCACGAATGGAACTCCCAGAAGTAGCAGCAGCAAGTATACGTGAATTGTTAGAAAATTCGAGACTACCTTTATTGAGTGCTTTCGATCCAGGCTGAAGAAAGAACGGAATGTTTTCCAACATGAGTGTAATGCGGTTAAGCATTTCACGTGCAGTCGCACCTTTGTTTGCGAGGATGGCAACTGTTTTTTCTGGGTTGAAAAGAACGTACCAAAGGAGGTAGGCACATGCACTAATGCTTTTACCAGATTGTCTACATGCGAGGACGATACTGAATCTGTTTTCTTGGAATTGTTCAAACATTCTCCTTTGGTATGGATATAAAACAAAGGGAACCATCCCATCGTCTAGAGAAATAACCTTTACATAAGTTTCTACAAAGTATATAGGATTGTCCATACACTTCTTATATTCTTGTAATAGGCTTGGAGTCCATTCTTGTAGGACACCGTCTCTCTTTACGTTAGGGTTCCCTAGATATGACTCTTTCTGCTTCAACATCAATCACATTATCTTCTTTTAGCATCTTTTGAATATCTGAGGTAGAACCTAAGTAGTAGTTATTCTGTTGATTTTCTACTTGCGGTAGTTTCTCATCATCATTCAATTGTTTTTGTTTCTTATTTAAATCTTGTAGTTTATCGTTGACATCTGCAACATTTTTAATTAAACCAGATAATACTTCATATGCACGAGGATGCTCTGATTCACGAGCAACCTCTATCATATTTTCTAGTGCGTCTTTTCCTTTTTCGATCAACTCATATAAAGTGTCACGAGAATAATCATAGTCATTATTTATTTTTTCATCATCACTCATTTGTCATCGGATTAGAATCCGCCTCCACCGCCACCAGCTGAGTCTAGTATTGTAGCACCAAGTACAGATACAACTTTAAAAGATCCACCACTGAATACTGCAAGTGTTGCGTCTCCTGCATTACCATCTGTTACATATATCATTTGACCTTCAGTTCCAGATGGTGCGGTAGCGACTGTGTATGGAAATAGTTTTACTGTGTCTACACGTGCTTGTACGTAATCACTATCTATAAGAGCAACTGAAACTTCTGCTCTATTGTTTACATATGCAGAATCTACTATGCTTTCTATGTAAGTTTGACCTGCAATTCCTTGTACATAGGAAGAGTCAATAAAAGTTTTTACCGTAGAAGAATCTGTTAAGGTATCTATTTGTGTATTAAGGTGAGTGAAATTGCCGTCTAGTTCTGCAAAGGTAAGTTCACTGCCTTTTGTGTTTCTTAATGTGATGGGCATTTATTTCTCCTTATGCGCTATCATCAAAGGCGAGATCGATATCAGTATCGAATCCATAGTCACTATCGGGCATTCCGATTATTGTGGTTGGGTTAGGTGTTACAGTCAACCTTTCTGCACGTATGTCAGAATCACCGTCTGCACCTGCTTCACGAAAGAAAATGTCTGCAACAGATTTTCTGATAACAGTTGAGTTTGCGATTGGGCCGAAGAAGGATACTTTCATCTCAAAAGATAACGTATATACGATTGTTCTTCTCTGTGCCATGTCTGCTTCGAAATCATCTGAGAAAGCAACACCCAACATAACAATTGGAATATCCTCTTTGAAATCTGGAAACTCTTTTGGAAATGATTTTATCGTCACAGTGTATTGAGGATTGAATGTAGGTAGTATTTGTTCTACAATCTGTAAAGCATCATCTTGACTCTTTGCGTAAATATTTAAATCAAATGAAATTGTGTAAGGAACTGGGGAAAAAAACTTCTGAGCTGTAGGAAATGGTGTTTCATCATTAAGTTTCTGACCACGACCTTTAAAGGTGCTAGTTTTAGTCAACTGTCTTGTATTGTCATAAACAAAACTTGTTATCTCGAAAGACATACGAGGAAGTTTAATTGCAGTCTTTTCGTCTGTGTATAGATCTGTTTGTTGTCTAATTCTCTCTAAGAATTTCTTTCTAGGTGCATATGCAAGAGGAACTTTTAATTGATTTAAAACTCCACCAGAAGCATTCTTGCGGATCACATAGATATTGTTAAACAGTCTCCCAAAGAGGGAAACTGATTTTCTTATCTTCTCATGGTAAAAGTGTGTTCCAAACATTTAGTATAACGCATTCCATTGTGTTCCATCCCAGAAAACTGGATATGGTACGCTTCCACCCTTACTTGAAGGATCCCAGTTAGTACCGTCTGCGACTGCAAACATACCAGGCTTGAGACCTAGTGCACCAATTGTTGTTGCAGTAGGAGCAGATGATTGAGGCACTTGATAAAGCACATCATTAAATTGTCTTACAGTACCGATAGGTACAACATTGTCTCCATCATTAAAGAATGTTCTACCAGTTTTATCGTTGTGGTAAATTTTACCTTTTCTATCAGACAGAGTAGAATTCGTATCTGTATCCCAATTAGAAGTACCGCTGTTATATTGATAAAACGCTGTTGCACCATTTCCTTGGAAATGAATAATTGATTCAGGTATATCAGGCGTAAAAGATAGACCAGAGAAAGATGCAGGGCCTTGTGACTGTGCAATATAACCATATGGTACAGAACCTGCAAACCTTTGAGTTCTCGAATCGGATGATAGATCAAAAGTAATTTCTGTGTCATTATCGAGGTTTGTACTATTGAACTGTGATGTTTTAATTGAGAGACTTGCCCCAATTTTACGAACATAAACTTTTGTTCCATTTGGAAACGCATTCCAATCAGATGCATTTCCGTTACCTGCTGTTCCTAGACTTGTACCATTTGATATTAATGCTTGATCACGAGTTGCGTCTCCATGACCTGATTGACCCAAGTTAAACACAAGACCCCACATTAATCCAGATGCGACAAAACCACCATGTGTTTGTCTAATAGCACTTAACGTATAGTGTTTTCCATCTTCTATAACATAACCAACAACAACACCCACAATATCATCATCAGAACCTGTTGATTTTAATGTAGCCTCATGTGTGTAACTTTCATGTTTTCTTGGTGAGTAGAATCCTGTCGCTGATGCTGTGTTCAGAGAATTTTCGACTGCACCAGTACCTGAATTATATGACCATGCCGCTAAATCTGATTGATTTGCAAGAGGTTGACTTGAACCTTGATGGGAAAATCTATTCCAAGTATTAAAAACAACTAGCGGATCAGTTGGTGCTTGTGCGTCCGTAAGTTCTGCAGAAGTTTCAATAAACTTATCACTGAGTGCGACTAAAGCATTATCTGGAGAATTATAGTCGTACACTGATTTACTATTTACTTTTAACTCACCATTATCAGTGGATACTGTATCAGTCCCAAGAAAGATTGTATTACTTGAAAGGTGTAACTGTCTCCATTTATTGGATGCAGTACCTAAGTCACGTGCACTATCTGTATCTGGAACAAGGTTTGTTGCAAGGTTTAATAAATTATTTGCAAGAGCAGTGTCACTTACATAGTTAGCACCATTGGTCAATTCATTGTTATTTGTTGGTATAGTTGGAGTACCTGACAGTGAACCATATGCACCATCAAATGCATCTGTGATTCCATAACCTGCTATTGTAGTTGGAGTACCAGTTAAGGAACTGTATGCAAAATCCTGTGGTGTTTGTCTTGCCTGTACATATGACGCATCAACTGTAGATGTCACTAACGATGAGTCTTGAAAACGATCTCTTAACTGGATGTATGCAGAGTCAACTAAATTTATAGTAAGATCAGAGTCTATACCTTCTTGACCAATAATCCTAATAACATGGTCTGAATCTAATATGTTAGGTTTACCAGTTAACGAATTGTATGTAAAGTCTTGAGGTGTCTGACGTACCTGTACATATGCACTATCAATCAGTATAGTAGCATCGACACTGTCAAATAAATCTGGAACATCTGTTAAAGAAGTATATGAAAAATCCTGTTGTGTTTGTCTCGACTGTATGTGTGAACTGTCAATTAAATTTACGACTAACCCAGAGTCTATATTACTTTGATTTGCTTGAATGTATGTTGCATCTATCAATGATTGTGTTGCAACGGAATCTAAGTAATGAGTTTGTCTTGCTTGAACATGCGTTGCATCTATTAGTGAAATTGCTTCTGCAGAGTCTAAGAAATCAAACTTCAACTGTCTTGATTGCACGTATGCACTATCTACAATTCCTATGACGTTTGCAGAATCTACTTTTGTGTTAACAGCATCTGATAAGGATTGAAAGTTACCGTCTATCTCTGAGACAGTTAATCTACTCCCTTTTGTAGCTCTGAATATAATTGGCATGTTTTTATCCTATTGCGTTAGATATATTTAGTTGTTTTCTGCATCACCGAATGGGTTATCTTCTGTGAAATCTAAGAAATCGTCACTAAAATCTGTAAATGTCTCGTTTTGTTCTGTTTCTGAAATTTTATTATCTTCACTAACTGTTGTTATAGTAAATCCAGTAAGTGCATTATTTGTTACGTTTAGTAGTGTTCCACCAGTTGTGAAGGTATGATACTTACCATCGTCTGCACCAACATGTGCAAGATATAAGCAACGATCACTGTCACCTGCAGAATCAAGATCGATGTTTTGAATCTCACCAGTAATTGTAACACCATCTGCAATAACTTGTTTGACTGTATCACCGATTGAATAATCACTATCCACTGAACTACCACCATCAAAAGCAATGAGTGGTAATGTTTCGTATCCTGATCCACCATTTGTAACCACAACAGATGTTACAAGACCTGTCGCGGAATCTATTATCGCTGTTGCTTCTGCACTGTCATCTGGATCTCCACCCACAAATCTTATAGTTGGTGGTGTTGTATAATATGTACCACCAGTAAGTATAGACACAGTTGATATTGTTCCTTCAGGCCCGTATGCAGAATCGAATACATTATCATCGTACTCAAAATTCATAGTGACTGATGTAGTAGGTTTCTTAGGTGCGGTTAAACAAACTTTGTACTGATAAGAACCTGTCTTCTCAATATCTTGGATACCTTCGATACCTGTGTCAAAGTCTTCTCCAGTGTATTCAAATAGAGTTGCCCTCATTTTGTATACTGGTAAGTTCTCTATCTGATAGAACGGTTGTTCATGTTCTACGTGTTGTATCTCAAACATTTTATTTGTAAGAGGAAGATAAATTAAGTCACCCTCTGTAGGTCTGTCGGTTGCAATGTCATTGTCTGGTCTGCGAACCTGTGCAGAGAATCTTGTACGTGAAACCACAAAGGTTGCTTCGTCTCTAATCTCTACACCAAACCTAGTAAACAGATCTCCCTCTCCATCAAACCCTTCTACATTTTCTATGTACATCTCTATCTTATGAGATGTTGGGAATCGAGATGTAACATCATCTCCTAATAACACATCTTCGTTTACCAAGTCTCTCGGTAAATAGTACACGTCTTGTCCATAGATCTTTAATGACTCTATGACTAAGTCTGCATAGAGATCCATTTCAGATCTTACTTTTTCCGAGAAGTAGAGGTTACGAGCCATTTATGTTATCCTATAAAAAAGTCAACGGGCATTTCATGTTCTAGTCTAATTGTCTCTCTTAACCTTTCTAACTCTGATGTACCATCATCATATAATTGTCTTCCATTAAATGTTACACCGCCTGGTAACTGAACCCCCTCAAACTTGATAAGGTTCATTCCCCATTGTTGTTTAAACAATGAAGTAGTGTAATCTTTTAACCACATGTCGTTATAAATCGATGTGTGCACTTCTGGATCTACTATAGTATAGACTTCTGCAACAACATATTCACCAACCTTGACATCCTTATCATGGAAGTCTCCGAATATGTGTAATCTATCTTGATGTCTAGACCATTGGACTTGTGGTGTTCCATTTAGTTTCATATCTAATATTGACAAGTATTGTTGCATCTGCTCGTAGTATCCCAGATCTCCTGCGAAGTTTTGCAAGTCTGCGATATCATTTAACATCATTTGATATTTAATGTCAAAGAAATTAAACGATGAGTTGAAGGAAGATGCAACTGGAAATAGTTTGGTCACAGTTAAAACATCTGAAGATATCGGAATGTATTCATTATCGACATCAGTCTGAGTAATTAAATGTTTTAAGTATGTCCTGACCGTTGCGTCTGAGTGGTACTCTTGATAGTACTGTAATGCCTCATCGACACGGTCTTCCATTTGATCTTCATCGATGTTGATCTCTAAAACTGGATCGCCAAGTCTTCTTTTGGCATAGTCTATGAGATCTTGTCTAGATGCAGGAACCGCCATAATAGTCTCCAAAAACTAAATTATTTGGTACTATTTATAATGTTTTCACTTTACAATTATGCGGCATTTCCAGAGGATGCAACCCCACTTGCTGATTTGTAAGGTAATTCACCAAAATCAGTGGCATTACCTGTGGTTTGTATTGTCACATATTCAATATCAACATCGTTCTGACCCCCAATACAAAGAGCGTATGTTCCATCTGACGCAGCACCCATTCTCCCATTTCCTGAAATTAAATTTCCAAAAGAATTTGCATCTGATAGGGTTTGTGTTACATTATATGTTATTATAGTCTTGCTTGAATTACCACCAAAGGTAATACCTCTTGTAGAATCAGAACACGATGCATGATCACTTTCGTGTGAGTGAGTACCAGTGAATGAGGTTGCATTACCTATTGTCTGAGTTGTAAGATATTTTATAGAACCAGAACTACCCCCATGATACATTACACTACGAGTCGCATCATTCCATGCAGAGGCTGAATTTGTCGCAGAAGCATAATATCCAAATATTGCTGCATTTCCAGTGGTATCTATAACAATATATTCAATATCTGTAGTGTTACCCTGATTTGCGCGATATCCACCCCATTGTAATCCATAAATACTATCGCCTGTTCCAGCTGCTTGGTAGGTAGTGTAGTATAATGTCCTATTAAAACTATCTTGACCAGTTGCATAATAAAGTGGTAAACCAAAAGTTGAACTATTTCCAAGTGTTGCAGTTGTCACATATTGAATAGTTCTACTTCCCCACCAAGGCCAGAGATCTCGATTTCCACCCCAGAAAATAGCCCTTGTGCCATTAGATATATTACCAGTAACATCGTCTTTGGCACGATTTAAGTTACCAAAATCTGAGGAGTTGCCTGGAGTAGTGATGTCGTTGTATACTATATCATTAACCACGGCATTATAATTAGATCCGTTACCATTATAATCTGATTTGGTATAACCAATGTGATGAACTGATCTAGTACCACCCCAAGCAATTCCTGTAGGCCCTGCAGTACTATATGAAATAGTTACGTCTTTGGAAACAACGTTGATACCGTCATTCCATCTAAAAGTGTAAATAAATTCACCACTAGAATCTTCTAGGTTACCTGCAGCGACTGCATCTCCTATTTGATCAGCAGTCTTAGGAGTAAAAGTCCATACAGAAGAATCGTTAGTAATAGTAACCAAGTATTGGGCACTGTCTGTAACGACACTTGTATCCACTAATACATCTGAGTCAACATCAGTTGCAAGTGCAGTTATAGTTAAGGGTGTCACAGAATCTGAAATGGTGTAAGTTGCATTTGGTTCTGTAACCCATGTTGGGCCTGCAGTGTTTAGATTTGTGTCTGCATTGTACCAACCAGATCCATCAGAAATGTAAAGTCTACCTATACTATCACTAATTTTTACAAGTGCTTTTTGACCTTCAGACAATCCAGTGGTAGGTAAACTATCTAAACTATTAAGATATATCACAGATCCAGATACATTTGAAGTAATAATTGTTTCTACTTCACTCGAATCAAAAGAATCAATCTTAGAACTCTTTACTTCTCCTTGAGCATTTATTAGATCTGCTATTCTTCTACCAAAACTTTTCATGAGGCATTTCCAGAAGATGCCTGACCAACTCTGTGACCATATATTAGGTCTGCAAAATCAACAGCGTTGCCTGGAGTTGAGACCGTTATTCTTTCTATATAGTTTGTTATAGTACTCCATGAACCTAGAAGAGGATTACTATTGTTTGTTGTGCCTCCTGACATGGTTACATAAGTTCCATCACCTGCACCACATGAGGTTCTTCGATTCCAAACCAAATTACCAAAGGTAGTCGCCTCTCCTGTACTAGACATATTCAAACGATCTATTTCATCAGAAATATCTGTAACTATAGTTGAACCACTAATATAATTATAGTGTCTACCTCCTGCTATTATAAGGTAAGTCGCATCACCACATACAACTGGATCACTCGTATAGCTATGTACCGTATCACCATTTGCATTAGTGTTATTGATTTCACCAAATGACACACAATCGGATGTAGTATCAAATGTGTAATACCATATTTTTTGTTTGTCTGCACCACTCGCAGTATCGTTTGTCGCAACTATTAATGCTCTCTCAGAATTATTCCATGCACGTGCACTATACAGTTGTTGACCCATTGGTGCTTGATATGTCGCATCTCCTGTGGTGTCTACCGTTACTTGTTGTAAACCTTGAGTAGATCCATATTGCACTCCACCACTATAGGCCCAACCACCACCCATAATTGCTTTAGTCCCATCACATGCTGCGAATACTCCTGCACCCATATAACCTGCAGATGGTACGATCATATTACCGAATTGAGCACTGTTACTTGGAACTGCAGTTGTATGATATTTAATATCATCAGTTCCTGTAAATGATGCACCCATCTTCTCACCACCACATGTTAAAACTCTAGTACTGTTACTGCATGTACCAAATGAAGTAGTGCCTCTAGAACCAAAAACATTAAGATCTCCAAAATCTTGAGCGGTGCTAGCTGTACTTATTGAATAGTAAGTTATGTATGTTTCACCGTTATTTCCATTAGGACTCGAACCACTAAGAGCAGCGTTAGAATAATATCCACCCATAGTCAAAGCTCTATCACCACCCCATTCAAATGGTAACGCAGATGGACTATATGAAATAGTTACTGCTTTAGAAATAACATTAACACCGTCTGACCATTTAAAAGTATAGATAAAGTCACCATTAGAGTCCGTTAAGTTGCCTGCAGCGACTGCATCCCCTATTTGTGTTTTTGTTTTAGGCGTAAAAGTCCACACAGATGAATCGTTGGATATGGTTGCCATGTATTGAGCTGAGTCAGATACAAAACTTTGATTAATTAAATTTGGATTATCTGAGTCTAAAGCAAGTGCAGTTATAACAAGAGGAGTGACAGAGTCTGCAATCGTATAAGTTTCATCTGGTTCACTATTCCAGTAAGGTGAAGAACTAATTACATATCCTGTATTATACCAACCAGATCCATTCGATATATAATGTTTTTTATTCTCTTCTACAAATGCTTGGAGACCTATGGATAGATTTGTCGTAGGAAGAGAATCCAGTGTTTCAAAATATTGCATTGGAATTGATTGGACTGCACTGGAATCTAAACCACCTGCAACAAACTTTAATCTATTGTTACCAGTATTGTCAATCTCCGTAGCACGAAGCATTGTGACAATGTCCAATGATCTACTCATTATGCGGCGTTTCCTGATACAGCACAACCATATCTTCTAGCAAAATCTAAATCACCATGATCAGTAGCATTACCTGAACTAGACATACTCCAACGATCTATTACATCATATGTAGTTCCGCTTCCTGCCCACGGGTTCTCACCCCCAACTGCTACACCATAATCTTTATTTCCTGTCACACCATGACTTTGTCTTTGAACTGTTAAATCTCCATAGTAAGTTGCATTTTGATTTGTATCTAATGTAAATTCTTCTATATGATCTCCATAACCTGTATTATTTTCACCACCTGCTGTTGTACACTTAGAAGAAATTCCATGACCACCCAGATATCTACGAGCAAATGTTAAATCTCCAAAATCAGTTGCATTACCAGTTGTATCAATTGTGATTCTATCAATATTATTGAGACCAGCTGGTGCTTGACCACCACATATACCCATATACGTACCATCAGAAACACCAGAACCATGTTCCCTTGATTGTGCCAAGGTTCCAAAATTTACAGCATGGGCAGCTGGATCAATAGTTACATATTCAATACCATTCCAACCTTGTCCAACATCATTTGGTGGATTTCCTCCACCTGCAATAATACCTCTAGTATTATTACTTGCGTTTGCAGTACCAAAATTATTTCTTGTCATATCACCAAAATCTGCGGCATTTCCTAATGTGGCAGATGAAACATAGAATATAACATTTCCACCGCCTGATCCACCAGTAAATAGTTGTTTTTCGCCATTTGAAATATTAGCACTCATATAATATAAATTATATGGAAAATCGCCAAAATCTGAAGCGTCACTTGCTGTTGTAATGTCAAAGTAATCTATTTGATTATTCCCTTGGAATGTGGAAAGTCCTCTATCACCACCCCAATTAAAAACACCACCTCCACCGCCTGCAGGATTATAAGTAATAGTTACTGCCTTGGTGACAAAATTTATTCCATCAGACCATTTAAACGTATAGATAAAATCTCCGTTAGAATCAGTTAGGTTACCTGCCGCAACTTCTATACCTATAGAGTCTGCACTTTTTGGAGTAAATGTCCATACCGAAGAATCATTAGATATGTTGACCATGTACTGTGCGGAATCAGTCGCAACACTCTGGTTTAGTAAGTTGATGTCTGAGTTGTCTGAGTCAGTTGCTTTAGCAGTGATTAATAAAGGAGTTGCTGAATCTACAATATCATATTCTGCATCTGGTTCTCCACCAGAATCCCAATTAGGTGTCGCATTTATCAACGCAACGTTGAACCATCCAGATCCATTTGACATATACAATCTGTTTGTTCCAGAAACATATGCTTGTTGACCTGCTTCCAAATTAGTCATAGGTAAAGAATCTAATGTAGAAAAATGTTCTAAACCAATATTTTGTACTTGTGCAGAATCGACACCTGCAGGAGAACTGGTGTTCAATAGAACTAGGTTTGAAGTGTTATCTACTTCTGTCTTAGATAGTATTGTTGCTATGTCTCTTGATCTACCCATTATGCACTCCCACCAGATACTGCAGATCCAGCCATTCTGGAAATTGTTAGTTCTCCGAATAAAATTGCATTGCCTGGCGTACTCATTGTTACTTCTTGGATTTCATTAGTATCCGCATTACTACCAGTTCTAGTAGTTCTACCGCCAGCAAAGTGTGCTTTTGTTCCATTTGCAGTGGCACTTGTAAATGACTCACCGCCTGGTGAACCACCTGCAAAACCACCTCTTAGATCTCCAAAGTCTGAAGCATTGCCTGGTGATGATACTGTTATATACTCAATTCTTTCAGAAATAGTACCGCCTTGATAATTACTACTACTTATTGGTGTGCCAATATCAGTGCCACCCATGAATAATGCAATATCACCTCCACCTGTACCTGCAGCTGCAAGAAAGAGTTTAGCACTCATTAGGTTTCCAAAATCATAAGCATTTGTATTATTCGCAACAACGTGATAATCTATTCTGTCATAATAGTTATACATAAGTCCGCCACCCACCGAACTGTGTTGGAAATAATATCCACCACCGATTACCATCGTAGTGCCATTTGAAGCTGCAGCTGCATATGATCTCGCAAGAGAAAGATTTCCTTGAGTGGTACTGTTACCTGTAGTTGCAATAGTCACATATTCCATAGTGGCAAAATCTTTGTTTGTATTTGCCATGTTAGAGTATGCGAGTGTTCCTCCTCCTGCAGCGACTGCATAAGTACCATCACCTTCAACTGCAGGAGCGCTTGTTCTTCTAGGAAGGGTTCCAAACTGTGATGAATTACCTAGAGTTGCACATGTAAAATAGTACGTTTCATCTAAACCACTACCTGCATAAGTGTCACCGTGTGCTGTCGCATCGCCATTTCCACCCATTATAACTGCTCTAGTGTTGTTAGATGCCGCACCACCATAAGTTATTTTACCAGGCGAGATATCACCAAATTTGGATGCATTGCCCGATGTAACCATATCCCAATAATCTACATCTGTATAATCTGATCCGTTGGTTCCAGATATATAAAGTGCACGATTTCCATAGAATGTACCTTCTGGAGGCGCAACTGCACCGCCGGGACTATATCCAATAGTTACTGCTTTAGAAACAAAACTAATACCATCTGACCACTTGAATGTATAAACAAAGTCACCATTGGAGTCTGTTAGATTACCTGCCGCAACAAATGCACCTATTTGACTTGCGGTCTTTGGCGTAAATGTCCATACGGATGAATCAACTGTAATATCGACCATGTATTGCGCTGAGTCACTTACAATACTTTGGTTCAGTAAACCCTTATCAGGATTATCAGAGTCTGTTGCAAGTGCAGTAATTACTAGTGGAGTTGCTGAATCCGCAATGTCATATGTAGCATCTGGTTCTGTTGCCCATGTAGGTGATCTATTGACTAATGTTGTATTATACCAACCAGAACCATCTGAAATATAAAGTCTGTTAGTATTTTTAATAAACGCCTCATCACCTTCAGATAAACCTGTCATGGGTAATGAGTCAAGTGCATCGAAAACCTGAAGTGCGGTTCCTGTAATGTTTAGTATATCTGCAGAGTCTAAACCAGCTGTACCTTGCTGTTCTTCGACTGCGAATCTTATAGTACTAAGTTTTACCATATTAGTTCTCTATTAGTATCCAACCATTTGTGGCGTTATAGTACACAAGACCTATACCTGCACGATCAATGTCTATTACCAGATCGGTTTCACTACCTTGTATCTTATGTCCGTTTCTATTTATTGTTATGTTGTTAGTCGATGCATTACCAGTTCCATCTAAAATTCTTACCTCATCACCAAAATTTGCATTTAAAGGTAATGTTAGAGTTTGGGAAACACTAGAAGTATCAACAATGTTTCTAGAACCAGATGTTATTGGTGTAGCTGTAGTTCTTTCTACCCAAGTTCTAGGATTTGTTGCAAGTCTTGTTGTTATAATACCTTGTGCTTCTGCGGCATCAATACCAATATTGTTACCAGTCAACTTGGTAATTGTCAAGTTGTCTCCTACATCGGCAGCATCATTCAAGGTTAATACAGAACCTGAACTATCTTTGAAATCCTCAGTTCTTAGTAATAAACCATTTAAATATACATTGACTAATCCAGTAGAATATGATAATGTTTGACCATTTATATCCGTACCACTAAAGTGTGATTGACCAGCAGTAGCAGTATATTCAAATGTATCGAATGTAAGAGGTGTCGCAACAGAACTTAGATCTGCAGGCATGAATGTAGAAATTTTTACTTCATCCGAAGCAGACACTGGTGTATTAAAGGTTACTCTATTTCCATCTGTGGCAACATAATCCACAGAGTCTACAAGAGCGATACCATTTAAATATACAACCAACCCTGATTGTTGATATAGAAGTGCTTCACCATACCTATCATCACCACTGAATATTGTTTGACCGTGGTCTGCAACGAAATCAAATGTCTTACCAGAGAACTCTTGTGCATTGAATGTTTGTATTATAATTTCATCTGTAACAATTGCTGAGTCTGTTAAGATTATTTTATTTCCAAGTGTAGTAATATAATCTGTACGTTCATCTAACAACACATCATTTTTGAATACCTGAACACCACCACTAAAACCTAATCCATTACCAGTCAGAGTTTTTCCTGCGTGACCTGCAAAATGAAATTGTTTTGTGTTTAGACTTGATGCAACGTTTGCGGATGTAACCACAACACTCATAAAGTCTGCAGAGTCTGCGGCCTCTAATAAGGTTACGGTTGAATTTGTTTTTGTGTAGTCGTTTGTCTCCGATAGTAAGATACCGTTTAAGTAAACCTGTATAGCACCAGTAGTCAGATCTAATGTTCTACCGTTGTTATCTGTACCTGAGAATACTGTATCTCCAGAGTCTGCAGTAAATTCAAATGATGTTTCATTTAAAGTCTGTCTAGAATTGACACGACCAATTGTTTCTATTATAGTAACTGAATAACCACTATCCAAAGCATCAGAAAATGTTATTCTGTCTGTGAGTAGAGCGTAATCTGTTGTTTCTTCTTGAAGGACACCGTTTAGATAAACTTCTGCATTTGAAGGATCTATTGAAAGTGTAGAACCAAACTTGTCATCACCTTGGAATAAAACTTGACCTGCAGTTGCGTCAAAGAAGAACTTATTAACTTCTAGTGTACCACGAGCATTTACAGAAGTTCTTGCTTGTACATAGTCACTATCTATTATACTAACGATGTTTGCAGAATCTACTGTACCAGATCCACCACCGCTACCACCACTTGGAGGTGTGTACTTGATGATTTGTACTACGTCATTTAATGTAGCTGCGGCAGTCAATGTGACTGTAGAAGAATCCGTCAATGTGAAATCGTCTGAGTCTACTAAGAGGATACCATTCAAATAGACGTTTATCTGTGTGTCTGAATCGTCATACGACAGTATATTACCATTCGCATCAGAGTCTGTAAATGCTAACTGACCTGAGTCTGCAGTGTATACGAACTTAGTAAGAGTGATACCGTCTGCAGTAGAATGACTACCACCTCCTCCAGATCCACCTGTATTGGTTGATGGATTGAATGTTAAGACACCAGTACTATTGTCATATGCAAGAGCACCACCACCAGA